CGCCGAGGATCAGCGCGGCGCCCAGGGTGAACAGGGCCACGGCCCAGGTGAAGTCCATCAATGCCCGCATGTCAGCCTCCTCCGATTGCGCAGCCATGCTGCACCATAGCGAGACAAAAAGAAAGTGCTTTCCTACGTGACCGGTCGCCGCGCCTCTTCGGAGACGCACACCCAGGCCCCGCACCGGAAGTCCAGGTGGCCGTTCATCACAGCCGCGCAAGTGTCCCCGTGCATCGGTTCGCCGGGACACTCGGTCGGCAACTCCGCCTCGACGCCCTTGCAGACGACGCAGAAGGCCAAGCCGCCGTTGCAGTAGCAGCAGGGCAACCCGCCATCCTCATGATCGCCGGGACAGCGGTAGAGCCTGTGTCCTGGGAACCTGACGATCTCAGCAGTCATTGACCTGCAGCTCCGCGCCATGACGCGCCACCTCGGCGGCGAATCGTTCCTCGTAGTGCTCGGCGATGAGCCCTGCGCCGTGACTGACCACGATCTCATGGCCACAGTCCGGGCACTCCCAGAGGTCCGAATTCCAGAGCTTGTAGGGCGTCCAGGCGTCCGGGCAGCGCAGGCCGCGCACGTTCTCGTCGCGCTCGACGCGGACGGCGCCGCCGTGGGGCTTGCCCTCGATCCAGGCGAAGCCGTTCTGCTTGGGCCGATAGAAGCACCGGCACTTCACGCACACGGGTTTCGGCATCATCTCCCTCCCTTCAGCTCCACGGCCCTTCCGCCGCCGTTGTGGATCAGCCAGCGCCGGCCGCCCTTCCTGGCCTTCAGGATGACGTCGCGCATGGCCTCGACCGTCAGCGACTTGCCCTGATTCCGGCCACCACCGGTCACGATGACAACCTCGTCGTCGGGCTGCTCGATCCGGACGCCGCGCGACACGCGCCGGGGTTCAGGCTTGCGCTTCGGCACGTTGCGCCTCTCTCCTGGCGAGGTAGTCACAACGAGCCTTGGCCAGGGACAGGCCGTCCGGGGTCCTAGGGTAAGCGCTGTCGCCGGTCGAGTGCGTCCCGCTGGGCGCAGGACGGTAGACCGCGTAGCAGGGCTCGCCGGTCATGGTCTTGTCGCGCGCCACCCAGTAGGCGCCGTTCTCGTGCATGATGTCGGCTTCCCTCATGCCGCCTCCTTCCGTTCCTCGACCTTCGCCGCCTTCGCCTTGGGCTCGACCTTGAGCAGCGCGCCCAGGCCCTGCCGCCGCATCCGCTTCTTCAGCAGCTCCGCGGGGTCGGGCCGTCCGGCCGCCCGGTCCTCGGCGATGATCCGGTCCAGTTCCAGGCACAGCTCCGTCAGCGCGATCTTGCCGATGGGGTCGCCCTTCAGGTGCCGGCTCCGCCGCCACGCGAGGAGCTGGAGCATCAGGGGCGCGCCCCGCTTCAGCATCCGGTTGTTCCAGGCCCGCTTGTGCTCGGCGCAGCAGAACACCGCCAGGACATGGGCGGGCTCGTGCTGGACGCCGCACTCGGGGCAGATTTCCTTGGCCATTGACTTCTCCTTCCGTGAATCAGTCTTAGACCGATGCGCGGAGGGCGTCAATCACTTTCTTTCTTTTGTTCGGCGAGGTGCAGGTCCACGAGGGCCTCCAGCTCGGCCAGCATGATCCTGAGGTCCTGGACGCTCTCCCGCGCCCGATAGGCCGCCAAGCCCTCGCCCCTCCCGAGGGAGAGCGCCTGGGCGACCAAGTCCAGCCGCGCCTTGATCACGTCGGCCTGATGCATGGCGCGCGAGATCGTGGTGCGCGCCTTGCCCAGGTTCGACGACAGGTAGTCCTCCCGGCTCACGACGTCGCCGCCTCCCGCAGATGCACCTTGCCGTCATCGGCGAGGTAGGGGTTTTGGGGCGGAATGAGTGCGCTGGTCCAGCGACCCGCTTGGCGGTCCTTCCAGAAGGCGACGCCTGAGTAGGTGAGTTGGATCACGCTGCCTTCTCCTGGTACGGAATGATCAGGTAGCTGACCTCCGGCTCGCGCCAGCCCATCCGGACGATCTCGATCTCGACGCCCTGGGCCATGATCCGGCCGTTGGCCTGATGGCCGGCGGCGCGGATCGCATCGATCTCGGCGTTGGCGCGCTCGATCATGTGGTTGTGGGCGGCGAAGCTCATGCCAATGCCCCTCTCTGATTGATCCGGTCATTGAGTCCCCGGCGGAATTCCTTCAGGATGAAATGTCCAGGTGTCGGGAACCAATTCCAACCGGGATATTCAGTGTCTGGATTCGATCTGATCACCCTCAAGGCGTTGGCCATTGCACGGAGGCCAACCGGCCTTCCCTCTGGGGTTTTGAAGTAGCGCGGATATGGACTGCGATCATTAATCATCAGAACAGCTCCCGTTGTGGGTTTTCCTGGGGCTCTATGAGGAACTCCTCGGGCCGATCCTGCTCAGCGGCGAAAGCCGCATCAAAGGCGGCATCTGCGGCCTTCTTGGCTTCAAGAGCGCGACCAAATTCCACCTGGGACAACTGTCCCGAGCGCCAAAGCGCGGCCCTTTCTTGATAGGCCTCATAGGCGGTATTATGAGCTTCTCTCGCTCCTTCGTACTCCTGCGAGGGCATTCCCAAAAGTCTCCTTCCGAGTCACAAGATAGCGTCTCTGGAAGAAAAAGAAAGTGATTTCTCGTCCAGGCCGGACGATTATTTTTGGGACTTATATAGTTCACTCCCCCAAGTCCTTTTTGGCCTTGCGTTGAGCGCGCTCGATCTGCTTCCGCATCTTCTCCGCAGCGAGGCCCTTGTCCTTCGGGCGGTAGGCGAGAACACGGTCAACGATCCCGTCGAGGGCTTTCAAAATCTCGGTCATGCGATCAAGTCCTTGTAGGTGAGGCGCGGGCCAGTGGCGGCGAACAGGAGGCTGGCGAGAGGGTCCAGCGTGTGACGCTCAACCCGTCCATCGTTCAGGCGGAACGTGAACTCGCTCACATAGCGGTCCAGATGCTTCGGGCTGGCGTGGTGGTAGACACCATGGATGCCGCGCTTCATGACCGCCCAGACGCTCTCGATCCCGTTCGTGTGAACGTCGTCGCGGACATACTCGCCCTTGCCGTGGTTGATGCTCTCGTGGGTGTAGAACAGCCCGTCGAGCCCGAGGTATCCGCCGTGTTCGTCGGTATGGAGCGTCGAGCCGACTTCCACATGCCCGTGGACGGCCTTGTGAAGGGTGTTGGCGGAAGTGTTAGGGATGACCCCAGCCTTGGTCCTGCCGCCCTTCTCGCGCATCCCGAGGACCGCCGTCTTGCCGACCGCGCCGCGACCGGCGTTGAGTTTCTTGCCCTTGTGCTTGTTGGCTTCCTTGCCGCCGACATACATCTCGTCGATCTCGACGAAGCCGCTCAACACGGTCGGATCGTTGCCGCAGGCTTCGCGGAGCCGTTGGAGCATGAACCACGCCGATTTCTGGGTCACGCCGATCTGCTTGGCGAGTTGAAGGCTGCTGATCCCCTTGCGGGCCGTGACCAGCAGATACATGGCGTAGACCCACTTATGGAGCGGGATGTGGGACCGCTCGAAGATCGTGCCGGTGCGAACGGTGAAGTCCGTCTTACAGGCGTTACAGCGATAGAAGCCGTCCTTGCGGGTCGTGATCCGCTTGGCCTCGGCACAGGCGGGGCAGACGGCCCCGTCCGGCCAACGCTTGCCCTCCATATAGACCCGCGCGGCCTCCGCGTCGGGGAACAGCTTGAACAGTTCAAAGGTGGAGATGGTGGACCTGCTCATAGGCTCAACGACAGAAAGCCGTCAGCCCTCACCCCACAAATCGCCAGACCACGACCACGCCGCTCGCCGTCGTTGACCGTGCGTTGAATCCAGCCCTCGGCATCCTTGGCAGTGAGAAAGTCGGCACGGAGTGTCTTTTGCTCCGTGTGGCCATAGTCCTCAACTACCGCGAACCGCGCGTATTGAGGGAACTCGGGATCATAGCCGCTCATTGGGCGGCCTCCACGTAGGCGTAATCCTCGTAGACCCCGTTCCACTTCATGGCCGCCCGAGCCGCTCCCATTTCGGTCTTGTAGACCTTCGCCTTGAGGGTATTGAGCCGATGCGGCGTGCCGAACTGGCCGTGGACGCAGAGGTAGGACGGCTGGGCCATATTTTCGGTTTTATGCGCGACCTTGAACATCTCTATCTCCTTGTTTGCGTGGCCGTTTCCGACCTGACAAGTAGATATATACCCTCATTTTCCGAGGGAGTCAAATATATAAATCCCTTATTTTTCGTCGAGCACCGCGTCCACGAGGTCGTCCATCAGGACGCGGGCGACGATGGCCGCCAGGAGCTGCTCGCGGCGCGCCCCGTAGCGCTCGGCATGCCGCTGGAGGGTCTCGGACAGGCGACCCTCCAGGTGTTCGTTGAGATCGATGTGTCCGCCCGTGATGAAGTGGTGGCGACTCACGGATCACGCCTGCGCCCATAGAACCTGAAGGGCATCGTCCCATCATGAATGATCGGGCGGTCGAATCGATACCAAGCGCAGTTGTCCTTCCCGCTCATGGTGGTTCCCCTGATCCAGAGCAGACGACCCACCGAAACCATGTCCGTCAGCCTGTCCAGGAAGGGGGCCGACTGGCGGGTGTGAATCCAGTCCGCGTCGAACAGCAGCCACGTCGGCGCGATGTCGGAGAGATGGACGATCAGATCGTGGAGGAGCGGCCTTGACCATGGTGGATTGGTAATGAAGGCGTCCATCCCCTTCGGCCTGTACTTCAGGGCGTCGTGCCGGACGATGTCCTCCCTTCCTGGATCGATGTCGTAGGCCTCCAGGCAGAAGTGTCCCAACGCCATGAGCTGATCCACGAGATCGCCGGACCCGGCGCACGGCTCCACGAACTTGGTGTTGGGGTCCAGGTGGGGTGCGAGCGTCTCAACCGCCCTTCGGTCCCAGGTCTCGTATAAGTCGTTGGGCCGCCGCTTGAAGTCGCTGCGCTTGCCCATCAGGACGCCCGTACCTCCGTGACCGGCACGCCCGCGGCGTCCAGGTTGTCGCGCATGTTGGCCGTGCCCCGGCCGCCGGGGAACTGCAGGCCATGGTCGGGGTGCATGTCCAGCATCCGCGCATTGCGCGCCGGCCCGGCCCTAAGGCCCAGCCTGTGCCACGGCGCCGGGAAGGTCGCCACCGGCACGCGGCGCGCCCTGGCCCACTCGTAGGCGAGCTGGTCCACGCCCTGGTGGTGCGGCTCCCAGGGGTCGTGGCCGCAGATGATGATCAGGTTGGCAATGGAGGAGACCAGGGAATCGTTGAGCACGAACTGGTCCAGTTCGTCCCAGACCAGCTCGCGATCCCTGCAGTCCCGACATCCAAACACGACCAGTCGCATCGGCCCCTCCCTCCACCATGAAAACCCCGCTGCGCCCACGGCGCAGCTAGACGTGTTGTCGCACTACGGCTCGCCGTACCGCGGCTGGCGCTCCTCGCGGCATTCGCGCCGACCGAGCCTGTAGGCCTCGCGCTGATCCACGGTCCACTCGAACCGGTCCATGTCGGCGATGCTGATGTGGACCTTCCCGCCCAGTTCGTCGTCCCAGCCCTTCCGGTACTGGGGGAGCGCCTGCAGGTCCATCCACCACGCCTTGACCGCGCCCATCAGAGCACCCACTCGCGCCATTTGTCGCCAGTCACGGCGTCGCTCAGCGACATGTCCTCCCGCAAGGACTTGAGGATTTTGCCGTCCACCGTGTCGCTGCCGTCGTCGTGGTAGGCGACGAGGTCGATGTAGCCCACGCTGCGGGTCTTGCCCACGGCCTGGGCGCGATCCTCGGATTGTTGGCGGTCGTCGTTGCTCCTGCTGTTCGAGCAATACACGACAAGGTCGGCGCAGGACCATTCGCGTCCCCGGCCGCCCGCAGCTTCCGTGGCCAGCATCCAGCGACAATTCGGATCGGTCTTGAACCTGGCCTCCTCGGCGTCCCGCGTGGACCGGTTGCCACCCCACCAGCGGGCTACACTGCCGACGCCGTATTCGGCCTCCAGCGCCGCCTGTACGGCCCTGATCTCGTGGTCATAGGCGCACCAGATGATGGCCTTGCCGTCGTACTCCTCCAGTACGTCGAGCAGGACCTTGGTCCGGTTCGTCGGTATGTGGTGGACGACGCCTGCGTCATCGACCACATGCCCGCACAGGAGCTGGTGCAGCCGCATGACCTGGACGATGACGATGGTGGCCGTGACGTGCTCCTCCGCCGAGAGGGACATGGTCGCGAACGCCTTCATCTCGGCGTAGAGCTTCTTCTGCTCGTCGGTGAGGCTGACCTTGCGCACCGAATAGGTCTTCGGAGGCATGTCGTAGACGTCCTCCAGGAGGACGCGGTCCATGTAGGGGGCGATGCGCTCCTGCAGCTCCTCCAGGTTCCGGAAGCCGACGACGACGGGCACGCGCCGACCGCCGAACCACTCGTCGCGGATCACCGCGTAGCGGGCGCGGAAGGCGTAGAAGGAGCGCTGACCGATGATCCGCCAGTCCAGGAACCACATCTGGCCGAACAGTTGCAGCGGGTCGCGGGGCGTGGGCAACCCGCAGAGGATGCGGCGGTAGTCGCAGAGGGGGGCGACCTTGTCGTTGATGAACTTGGTCCGCGCCGAGGAGGGGTTGCCGATGATAAGGCTCTCGTCGATGACCCCATAGCGCTTGCCGGGCCGCTGGGAGAGGTACTCCAGGACCATGGCCCTGGCCCTCTGCACCGACGACAGCGCCTCGACGTTGATCATCAGGGCGCGCGGGCGCTCGGTCTCCTCCAGGAAGCGTCTCAGCGCCTTCTCGTGGGTCCTGCCGCCATCGGAGCGCCAGACATGGACCATGATCCGCTTGGCGAGGTCCGCGGAGAGGTGGCCGGGCGTGTTGTTCGCCGGATTGCCGAACATGGCGTCGCGCCAGTCGGCGTAGACGCTGCACTTGCTGATCTCCAGGAAATCCGACACCTTGCCGGCCAGCTCCAGGCGGCCGAAGTCACTAAGTATGGTCGCCGTTTTGCCCGTTCTCTGTGCGTGAAAGAGTGCGAAGGCCTCCTTGCCCTCCATCCTGGCCAGCGCCCGCGCCTGATGCGCCCGCGGCTGGTAGGGCGGCGTGTAGACCTTGGTCACCGCAGGACCTTGCACCACAGTGGAACGCTATTCGTTCCCGGCTCGAAGACGGGGTTGTGGTGCGTGTTGACGCAGACCCACTCCTCACCCTTGTAGCTGACGAGCTCACCGGCCCGATAGCCACGCTGACGCTGGGCACGCGGCTTCCACGGCTTAGCATGACCACGGTCAGGCCAGACAATGATTCTCATGCCAGCTCCGCCGGCCTAACGACCTCGGGGCCCCAGACGAAGTCCTGTGGCCACTGCAGCGGACTGACGCCGTTCACGGAGACGCCCCACTTCTCTTCGCTGTCGTCGTCCAGGCTGTTCTCGATCACCTGGACAATCTCCCAATCCACGGAGGCCCAGTCCTCGCCGGGCGGCATACGGGTGGGATGGACCAGCTTGGCCCAGAACCATCCCTCGCGCTTGGGTGTTGGATAGGTGATCGTCATGCCGCCTTCTCGATCCAGAACTCGACGGGGTGGGGGCCGGCGCGGTTGGATTTCCGAATGATGCGTGGATCACCATTGTGACGCAGCTTCCTGGCGATCATGTCCAGTCGGCCGCGGACGATGGTGTTGGCGTTGATCGGCGGCTCCGGCTCGCCCCTGAAGTAGAGCCTCACGAGGTCGGCCGTGGAGACGCGCCGGCCGTCCTCGGGCAGCAGCGCCAGAAGGCGCTCCTCCAGATCGGTCAGGTGGACGATCTTGCCGGCCTTCATTCGGTCTCTCCAGTCGTGGTTCCGGGCAGCTTAGCCTGATCGGAAGAAGAAAGGAAGTCATGTGAAGAGCGCAGGATGTCACCCCCGCGGAATTCCCAGGTCTGGTGACACAGCGCGCACGAGGTCTCGCCGTCCTTCCGGCCGCGCCAACCGCCCGTGAACCTGTGCCGGCCGTCCTGGGTCATAGGGCACGGACCGATCATCGGTGGATGGTCTCCCCGCGGTCTTCCAGGTCCTCGGTCATGCCGTTGACGTGGGAGTCGAAGGCGTCGGCATTGGCGCGCCACCAGTCCGCGATCCAGCGGACATGGGCGACCGTCGTCTGTTCATGGGGATTGGCGGTCGGGCAGTCCCAGCCCTGAGAAAAGGCGATGTCGCCCTCCAGCGGGACGCCGTTGTCACGGTTGCGCTGCCACTTGGGTTTCATCCCAGCTTCCCCATGATCTGGTCGTTGGCCCTCCCCAACTTTTCGTAAAGCAGGATGGCCCAGGCCGGCTGTGGTTTCCCCGGATAGCCGCAGTCCATCAGCATCCGCATGAGGGCGTGGCAGAGCGTGCCGCTCTCCTGGAGGTTCAGCTCGATGGTCACGGTCTCGGACTGCGGCAGCGATGTGAATTTGAGGGTCACGGCTCCAACCGATTGCAGAACGGCGACAGCTTCTCGTCGGGAACCCAGAACCATATCTTCGGCCGATCGTCTCCCGGCTGCATGAAGGCTTCAAGCTCCTGGGGTGAGAAGACGATGCCCGCCGCCGTCATCCAGCCATTGTCGACCAGACAGACCAGATGCGATCCCGGAACATCGCCCCACCTGGGCGTCCCCGGCGCCGTCTTGCCCTCATCCATGAGCCAACGCTCCTTGGAACGGCCATCGGTCGGATTGATGTAGTAGCCCATGTTCTTCTCCCTCAGGTGTTGATGCGGTGATGCGGCTGGTCGAAGGGGTGCTGCTTGCTGGCGCCGACGTCCGCGTGCTCGGAGACGACGCGTTCGCCGAAGTCGAAGCCGAGCGGGAAGCGCACGGCGGGGTCCTTGACCACGTAGAGGTGGTACTGGTTGGCCGTGTCGTACTCGCGGCTCCTGGCGGGGTACAGCTCCACGGCCTCGTGCTCGGGGCCGATCAGGCGGTCCTTGATGGCCATGAAGTCGCGGTACTTCTCGGGCCCAACGCGCTCCTTGTCGCGACGCTTGATGGAGAGGTAGATCATGTCCGGCCAGCCGGGCGCAATGGCGGGGGCGTCGCGCATGTTCACCTGATAGCGGCTGTTGATGAACACCCGGTCGTTCTGGAGGTCGGCGAACTGGCGCACGATGTCCTCCCGCGAGACGCCGGGGAACTCGGCCATGGTCCTGTCGATCAGCTCGTCGTCGACCGGCGTGATGACGCCGGGCTGGAAGAGATCGAAGGGGACGTCGGACTTGCTCGTCGCGACGCCCCTGCGGGCGTTGCGGCGCGTGGGGCTGGCCTTGGTCATGCGATCTCCTTAGTCACGATGCCCAGGTCCGCCATACGTCCCTCGATCAAGTCGAGGATGCGCCCGGTCTCCACACCTTTGTCGGTGGCGGGGTACTCGGTGCGAATGTGGATGCGATATTCCTTGGGCGTGAACCAGCGGCATCCAGCCATGATCTTCACGCCGCCGGCCATCATCTCGAAGGCATAGAAGACATACCCATCCGAGCGCGATGCTGAGGCAATCAGGCGCTTGATCTCCTCGCCATGGACCTTGGCCCCGGTCAGGTCGGCCCTGGTCAGGTCGGCCCTGGTCAGGTCGGCCCTGGTCAGGTTGGCCCCGGTCAGGTCGGCCCCGGTCAGGTCGGCCCAGGTCAGGTCGGCCCCGGTCAGGTCGGCCCCGGTCAGGTTGGCCCCGGTCAGGTCGGCCCCGGTCAGGTCGGCCCTGGTCAGGTCGGCCCTGGTCAGGTCGGCCCTGGTCAGGTCGGCCCCGGTCAGGTTGGCCCCGGTCAGGTCGGCCCCGGTCTTGATCGCCCACTTCACGGCAAGACCAATACGGACGCCAAGGGGCATTGTTGGATTAGCTTCGATCTCGGCCGTGAACTTGATCTCGCCGGACCAGCGGTCGCGGATTTCCTGTTTCATCGTTGTCATGCATGGGTCTCCGGGTCGATAGTGAGGCCGTCGAGGATGGCCGAAGGGGTAATGTGGAGAACGGCGCAAATCTGCAGCAGCCGGGGCACGGTCAGCGCGTTGGCCGCGCTCTCGTACTTCTGGACCTGCTGAAAGCGCACGCCCATGACGCTGGCGACCTGGGCCTGGGTCATGCCCAGGAGGCGCCGGCGATGGCGCAGGCGGCGACCAACGATGAGGTTGGGGTCCTGGATCATCAGTCCTCCAACTTGTGGCAGCGCCGGGCGTAACCGATCAGGGCGCCGATGACGCTGGGCTCCAGGGCGATGAGCTGCTGGCCGGCGTCGAGGCCCAGCCAGGCGTGGTAGCCGTCGAAGCTGGCGTAGACGCCGTCGCCGAGGTAATCGGGCCCTGGGAGGGATGGCGTAGGTTTGGGGTCGGGGGTCAATCGTCGTCCTCCTTGAACAGCCGGTCCCAGGTCTCGGCGTCGATGCCGGTCATCAGCCACTCGCGGTCGGCGGCGGTGAGGTTGGCGAGCGCGTCCTGGACGTACTCGCCGCCCTGCCAGCGGTTGTACTGGTCCGGCATCACCGGCAGCTCGCGCGTGGTCGGCGGCCCTCCGGTGACCGGCCAGACGGTGAAGACCATGCCGCCGTTCGGACCCAGGGCCCGGGCGACGGTGTGCTTGGCCTGGAATGGGCGGTTGAGCATCAGGCTTTCTCCATCCGCTTGATGATCTTCAGTCCCGCGCGCCGCGCCGCCTCCATGGTGTCGTAAGGCGCGAGGTCAGAGCGGATCGGTTCCTTGCCCAGCATTGGTTGAACCCTATGGAAGACGACGCCCTTGATCTTCAGCGCATAGCGGCGGTCCTTCAGGGGCAGCATGATCCCCAGGGTGCGGATGTGGCCCAGCACCGTCTTGCCGTCCGCCGCCATCAACACCGCCGTTCCGTGGATGGGCTTGCGCCACTCGCCCGCGCCGCCTACGGCGCGGACGCGCTCGGCGGTGCGCCCGTGGATTTCCAGCTTGCTGTAGCCGCAGCGCTGCGTAGAGCCCTTGGCGCTGAGCATTTCCATCAGGCATTCGCCTTCTCGACGATCCGCTGTGCGGCGTATCGGGCGGCGTTGTTGAGCTGGCGCTGCCACACACCGACCGAGGGAGCCCATTTGAAGCCATGGCTCTTCAGTTCCCGGATCATCTCCGGGGCTGGTTTGCCCCGGAACATGATCTGCAGCCGATTGGCCTCGACGTTCTCGTAGACCTCCTCGATCCCTGGCGCCGGGCTCTCGATGATCTTGGGCTGCGCCTGGGCCTGCTTCTGCAGCAGTTCGATCCGTTGCTTGATGCGCCGGATGTTGGCGCCGTTGTTCGTGATCGCGTAGTCGGGGAAGCCGATCCGACCGGCGAAATCCGGCTCCAGGAGCTTCTTGACGGCGCCGGCGCTGATGGCCGGTTCATGAGCTTTCAGGGCACAGAGGTAGCGATCCCAGGCCTCTCCGGACTGGATGTCCCGGACGCCGTGCTTGTAGAAGGCCTTGACCACCTTGTTCATGGCGACCATGGCCGTCTGCCGGGCCTCCAGCCTGATCAGCTCCTTCTTGAGCTTGGCGACCGCCTCCGGGTCATCCGAGCTGATCCCGCCCGACCCGACCGCGGCAGCCTTGGCCTCGATCTCCTTGGCAGCCTTCAGGTCGGCGAAGCCGCTCCGGAAGCCGCCCTCGATCCTGCCCCGATAGTTCCGGTCGCGTTTCTCCGAGTGGTGGCCGATCAGGATCGGCTGGCCGAAGGGAATGGCCTCGGCCATCTTGTGCGCCCGGTCGACCTTGGCCTGCCCGACCTGCCGGAGCTGCTCGGCCCGCGCCTCCAGGCGCTGGCGCCGGGCTTCCTGCTTTTGCTCGTAGTGGTTCACGCCCTCACCTCCTTGATCACGCCATGCCTATCCGGTTTTCACCCATGACCACCACATTTAGGATGCTGCCAATCGCCCGAATACAGGCTGGCATAGGTGGGGGCCTCGTTGCCGCCCGCGAGCCCGAGAAGGCTGCGGAAACTGTTGAACGGGTAGTGGCGGCGGTTGAAGCGGAAGGTGAACTCGTTGAGGTACGCCTGAAGGTGCTGGGGGCTGACGCCGTGGTGCGTGCCCCGAAGCCACGTCTTCAGGTTCGAGAACACCATGTGGACCATCGGCAGGTAGTCCTCGGCGACCTGGGGGTCATCGTTCTCGGCGCAGGACAGGTGTTCGAAGCCCAGCTTGTCGAGCTTGGCGTAACCGTTCCACCCGTCCGTCACGACCATGGTTCCCGGCGTCACCGCGTCCTCTACGAAGCCGCAGAGCGACTTGGCGGTGCGGTCGGGAACGACGCTGAGGCGGATGCGCCCGGCGATCCTGCCGCCCTTGCGCTTGTTGAGCGGCGAGGCGGGGTCGCGCTGGCGGACCTCGACGGCGCAGGCGACCAGTGTCTGGTCATGGACGCCCCGGCCTTCTCCGCGCGTCTTGCCGCCGACCCAGCACTCATCGACCTCGACGTGATCCTCAATCCGCCCGATGCGATCCGCGTCAGGGCGGACCATTCCGGCGCGCAGCTTGTGGAGGATTTGGAAGGCCGTCTCGTAGCGGCTGAGCCCAAGTTGCCGCTGGAACTGGACCGCGCTCATGCCCGGCGTCTGGCTGGACACGAGGTAGGCCGCCCAAAACCAAATGCTCAGCGGCGTGTGCGTTCCTTCCATGACCGTGCCTGCGGTCAAGCGGTTGTCTTTGCGGCACTTCCGGCAGCGAAGGACGCCGGGGCGAGCCTCGAAACGGAAGGGCTCGCCGGCAGTCCCGCAGTGGCCGCAGACGAACCCCTCGCGCCACTTGGCGGCCTCAAGGTAGGCCGCGCACGCCGCGTCGTCGGGGAACAGTTTCTGGAACTCGGGGAGCGAGCGGGGGAAGGGAAGGTCGGTCATCTAAGCTGTTCCCTTGCGCGCCCGCTCGTAGAAGACACCAGCCCGGAACGCGCTCTTAATGAGCGCGCGGATCGTGTTGTGGCTGAAGAGCAGTTCGTCGGGGAGACCGCCTCGTTCGGCATAGGTGGTGCCCAATGCCGCCAGCGTCTCGTCTTGTTCGCGAGAAATGGCGGCGTTCAGGTCGGAAAGGTCTTCGTTCGCCATCGCTCAGACCCTCCCTTCGCGGGCGTGCAACCAGCCGTCCCGCCAGCACTTGGCGTCGCGCGTGTCTCCGGTGCGCGGGCTGTTGCTGATGGGCTCGCCAGCTTGGAACGCCACGATCCCGCGCCGAAATTGTTCGGTGTGGCGCTGGGCGATCTCAGCAAGCGGGATGTAGCCGATACCGCGTCGGTCAAGCTCCTGCTTCGACCACTCCACCTCCGAGGCGAAGGAACCATCAGGCCGAGTGCTCGCGACAATGGCCCTCAGCTCCTGATCGCTAAGCGCTTTGATTTGATCTTGCGTCACGGAAACCTCCATCAGCTAAGGGACATCTGCCCCAATGAAGGAAACTCTAGCACTGGTATCTGTGGGCGTAAAGCGGATAGGCATGGATCACGCCATGCTGGTAGTGGAAGGCGACCGAGGCGCTGGCGCTGGCGAGCCAGTAGACGGCGAAGCTGTCGCCGGCTTCCGCGGCCTTCCGCATCGCTTCGAGCTGGGCCGTCTTGGCGGCTTGGGCCTTGGCTTTCAGGGTCTTGGCCATCTCGTGTCTCCTTCCGAGTCGTAAGATAGGCGCTCCTGAAAGAAAAAGGAAGTGGCTTTTCACGCTTGAACGCATTTTCTTTTTCAGGCATCGTCTCGGCCATCGGAAGTGGTCCCTGACCATCACGCTATGCCGCGCTCGACGGTGTGATCGCCCCGCGAGGGGCCTCGAAGAGGCTGGAATCATCGAACCGAGGACCCGCAGTCGAGGCTCGGCTGCGGGTCTTGCGCATTCGGGGATCGTCCAACGGTAGGACTGCCGGTTTTGGTCCGGTCAATGGCGGGTTCGAATCCTCCTCCCCGAGCCACAACGGAAGAGCCCCTCGGGTTGTGGTCCGAGGGGCTCCCAGGGGGCGCATCACAGGAAGGAGAGTTGCTGATGTTCGATGTCAGCGATCCCAGCCTCTCACGCTTCGCCTAGCTTGGCAATGGGGAGGGTCAGGATGACGCACCCAGGCCCAAGAGCTTCTTCAGTGTCTCGTCGGCCCTGGCCGCCTGGGCCTGGGCGGTGCGGATCGAATTGATGTTGCGGCGCGTCAGCTTCAGCCGCGCCAGCTCCTCCTCGATGGCGGCGCCCTCCGCCTCGTGGGCGTCGATGCGCTCCATCAGACGCTGCACGGGAGTGCGGAGGTCCGCGGGCTCATGATCGTCGGGTTGATCGTCGGGTTGATCGTCGGGTTTCATGGTCAGTCCCTTCTCTCGGCGAACAGGGTCTTGATGGCGACCCAGTCCCATCTGGAGGGGCCGCCGCCGAACGGCCCCAGGGAGGGTGGAATGTCCTTAATGCTGTTGGTCGCCGCCAGGGCGCGGGCGCAGTCGGGCCGGAAGATGTAGAGTTCGTCGACCGCGGGCCCGCGCCGGATGCCGGCGGCGCACTGGCGGCGCACCGCGATGAACACGCGCCCCCCGGCGCGGGCCCGGCGCTCGATCCAGCCCACCTGTTCCGGAGTCAGGGGATGGGCCAAGGCCCATGCACTGGTCTGCTTGTTCTCGATCCAGACCTCGGAGCCCTCCAGACAGAGGTTCATGTCCGGCACGCCCTGACCCGTCGACCAGCTCTCGATGGCCTGCATGTGGGCCTCGGGAATGTGCTTGCGGAAGAGCTGGCGCAGACCGCCGTCAGTCGCCACGCCACGCCTCCGCGACATCGGCGATTCGTTTCAGGCTGACGGCGATGGAGAGCAGGAGGATTTCCCGTTCCTTGAAAAGCATCCCGTAACCGGATTCTTTGATGCCGTCCTGTGCATATTCAATGGCCATCGGTTCCACGCCGGATTCGGCGAACTTGGCTTCTTTGATCATGTCATTTCCCCGAGGTAGCGGATGCGCTTCACGCTCAACATGCGGAAACCGGGCGGGATCGTGCCCTTGATCGCGTAGAGGCTCTTGCCGGGCTTGGCCTGGGCCAGCGCGACATCGGCACCGAGCCGCTCCCAGTCGCGCCGGTCGATCTTAGCGAGGCACTCGTCGGTGTCGTCCTGGATGAAGAGGTTCAGCGACTTGGTGAAGGGGGGCTTGATCTCGTAGCCGCGCTTGGCGACGTTCTCCGGCGCGTTCTCGTCCTTGACCGTGACCCGGTTGACGACGCCCAGCACCAGCACCTCGCCGCGCACGCCGCACTGGCAGTCGGCGATCTCCCACGGCTCACTGACGATGTTGGCGCTGGCGGCCAGATCGGGGTGCAGCCTGCGGATGGCGTCGCGGATCGGGAAGAGGGTGTCGATGCTGGTCGACGCGCCTTCGAGCTGCTTCTGCAGGGTCGGCCGCAGGGGCTGCCGGGTGCGGCGGGAGTCCAGTATCTCCTGCAGCTTGGCGGGACCGATTCCCTTGACCGTGGTCAGGGGTCCGATCAGCAGCTTGCCATCCTCGGACAGTGTCCAGCGGTCCACGGAACGGTTCACGTCCAGGGGGACGTAGCCCATGTCCTCGGCCGCCAGCTCGCGCAGGATGGCGATCTGCTTGGCCGGGTCGGCCTCGGCGTCCAGGGTGGCGGCGGCGAAGGCCGCGGGGTGGTGGGCCTTCAGGTAGGCGCACCAGTAGGAGACGACGCCGTAGGCGACGGCGTGGGACTTGTTGAATCCGTATGCGCCGAAGGTCACGAGCTGTTGCCAGAGGGCCTGGGCGTCGTATTCCGACATGCCGCCTTTCGCACAGCCGTCCACGAACGACTGAGCGAATTCGTCCATCGCGTCCTTGTACTGCACGAGGCGGCGCACCTTGGAGGTGTCCTCCCAGGAGAAGCCGGCCACCTCGCGGACGATCCGCATAAGCTGTTCCTGGTAGACGATCACGCCGTAGGTCTCGTCCACAATCTCGCGGAGCAGGGGATGGACGTGGTCGCGCCAGTTCGGATCATGACCGTTGCGCCGCGCCACCCAGATGCGCGCGGCGCCGCTATCCAGTGGGCCCGGCCGCGCCAGGGCCGAGAGGGTGGCGATGTCGTCGAGACTCTCGACCTTCACCGAGGCGGCCAGTCCGCGCAGGGCGTTGCCGTTGAACTGGAAGACGCCGCTGTACTGCTTCCTGTTGAACACCTCGAAGGCGGAGGCGTCGTCGTAGGGCAGGCTCTCCAGCCACGCGCTGGTCACCGGTTTGCTGATCAGTTCCATACACCGACCGAAAACGCCCATCTGGGTCAGTCCCAGGGCATCGATCTTCAGCAGGTTCATCTGCTCGGCGTCTTTCTTGTCGCACCATGCCGCGCCGGTTCGTGAATCGATAGCCACATAGGCGGTCGTAGGTTCATCGGTGAGTAAGAGGCCGGCCGCGTGCTGGCTGGAGTGGGACGGATGGCCCTCCAGGCGCTCGACGATGGCCGCCTCGGGGTAGTCCTTGAGCACCCGGTCCAGGGGGTCGTCCGCCTTCCACTTCGGAATCTTCAGCGAGGCGCAGACCTGATTCATCGCCGACTTCTCCTTGAAGAAGCCCACGGTTCCCAGGCGCGCGACGCGGTCGGCGCCGTACTTCTCGGCGGCGTAGCGGAACACCAGATCGCGGCGGGTGTCGTCGAAATCGATGTCGATGTCAGGACTGTCATTTCGACTGACATCGATGAACCGTTCGAACAGCAGCCCGTGCTCCAGGGGGTCTATCGCCGTGATTCCCAACAGGTAGCAGACGAGCGACCCGGCCGACGATCCGCGGCCGGGGCCCACCATCATCACCTGCTTGGCCCAGGCGATCAGGTCGGCGACGATGAAGAAGTAGTCCTCGAAGTCCTTCTCCTCGATCAGCTTCAGCTCGCGCTCAAGGCGCTCGGCGTAGGGGCCGTCTTCAAGAGAAACCCCCAACCGTGCGGCGCCGTCCGCGCACATCTCGAAAAGGGTCTTGGGTCGCTCGGGCTTCAGCAGCTTGCCCTTGCGCAGGGTGGCGCGACACTGATCAATGGCCCAATCTTTATTCGCCACAGCCGACACGATCATCTCGTCTGTGACATAGTCTTTGGTCGCCATGTCAGCGAGCCATTCGTCCTGAGACAGGAGATATCTGGGGTAAGTTTGGGTTCCACCCCTACGACCCATGGCCACTCTGTAGAACTCAAGATCATCAGAGGTGAAAAAATAGTTGTCAGACGAGGCCAGCCACCTGATCCCATTGTCATTCACCAGTCGAGCAAGGCCCTTGGAAACGGACGGAGAGAGTGCGACGTAAAAGTCCGGGTACGTCTCGTCGTTGAAGTCCTTTGGTAACTCATCCACGCGAAGTTTCTCATCGGCGATCTTGATCAAACCCGGAAGCGTTAACGCCTGCTCGTAGGTGAGCATGGGCTCCTTGGTGACATTCCAAGTGGCCTTTGCGATGGCGGCATGCACGGCGGCGATGTCGTCCTTGGCGTACATGGTCACATAGCTTGGGCTAGGCTTCTTCTCGCCAAGCCTTGGGACCATTGCGAGGTCAACTCCCAGTACCGGTCTAAGACCGACATTTTCAGCTAGCCTGCACCAGCGAGTCCAGCCGAAGGTGCTACACCGATCAGCAATCGGCGCCTCGGTGGCTCCTAGCGCCTTCAGGCGCGCGATCCCCTCTTCAAGGGAACCGACAGCGGTCTTGAAGCTGTATCCAGTTTTCAGGCGCATCCCGTCGCGCCCCGAATTTTCGCCTTGGTCTCAAGGGTCTTTGCAATCGATTCGGGTGTCTGAAGAGAGTATACACCGGTTGCCCTCATCCTGGCCCAGCGCGCCTTGGCCTTTGCGGACATGATCGCTCTGGCTTCAGGAGTGCATTTATGACCCGCAGCACGCCGATTCCCCAACGCCTTCCGGGACATCTTCTCCAGCTCCTCAGGCGTGTGTCTTCGTCCAAAGATGATGACCCTCGGTCTCAGAATTTTTTCCGCCTTCGGTTTTGGCGGATACCGCAACCTCTTGGTGTCGGAGATTTTCTTGATGGTCTCCGCAGAATGACACCGCCCCTTTAGCGCTTTGGAAATGGCTCTTCGCGTCCTGGGCGACATCGTCTTTCCGCGATGAACCGCACTGATCTTGGCCCTGACCTCTGTGGTCATCTCGACTTTCCCGGCGATTTTCGAGTTATTGTATCGAGGACATAGAGCATCGATGCATGCCTGCTCGTACATAATCCTGTCCTCTGGAAGACAGATCAGAACAATGAAAAGTTCAAGGTTTCCGTATTTCTTAAACGCTCGGCTAAGGGCTTCATTCTTATGAAGACCAAGTCTTAGCTCACGCATGTGAGTGTTGTATCTTTTCCTGATATTCTTGCTCGATCCGATGTAAAAGTTATCGGACGGTGCGACTAGCTTGTAGACGCCGCAGGTCATATCTTGATCCCCGCCGCCTGGAGCTTCATGTCGCAGTCCATCTCGATCCGGGCGATGGCCTGATCGCGGAAGGCGTTGGCCTGATCGTCCAGGATGGCGGCGAACTCCTTGGAGATGTCGTCGTAGCCCGGCACAAGGCTCCCGGTGTTCCAGCGCACGACGATCTTGGCGCTGCTGAGGTCCACCGTCTTCCAGGCCTGGATGCGGTCGCGGCGATCCAGGGCGTCCGCGGCGGCGCGCAGGTCCAGTGCGGTGGGGGTCCTGGGTTCAGGCGCTGGCGAGGGCATCGGCGTGCTCCATGAGCTTGAGGTGGGACATGAGCTGGAGGCCCAGGAACTTGGTGTAGACCGGCGGGATGGCCTCGGAGAGTTCGTCCAGGGTCATCGCGCCGACTTCGATGCCAAGCGCCTCGGCGGCGGCCTGCCGGTGGCCGCCCTCCCAGACGTCCTTCGTCCCGCGTCCGCCGTGACGGGAGGACCGCTTGCGGGCGTGGCCGCCGTAGACGCCGATGACGGGGATGTCCGGATCGTGCGGATGGTGGGCCGGAGCCTGGATGGGGAAATTGGCGATGAAGAGCCTATGACGCTCCAGGCGACAGCCCTGCGTCCCGAGCCCGAACATCGAGCCGCAGAGGGTGATGGGGCCATGGAGCCGCCGATCCAGCGCCACGCAGCGGCGCATCTCCTCGCGCGCCTCCTCGACGTTCTCCAGAATCCATGGACGGCCGGTGGCCTGCAGCCACTCGACGAAGGCGGGGATTTCGCGGGCGTGGGTCTTGGCGTTATGGGCGTGGCGCATCGCCGTGTAGCCCTTGCAGGAGGGACTGGCGTGGAAGGCGTCGAAGTCCTTTGCCATTTCGATGGGATTGAGGGTCAGGACGTCGCCGATCCTGGCCATGTCATAGGGATACCTGGGCTGTAGTTCCAGGTCGAAGCCGGTCACATCAAAGCCCGCGGCGGCGTAGCCGCGGGCGGCGCCGCCGGCCTTGCAGGCGAGGTCAGCGAGTCGGGGTCGGTCGGCCACGGCGCGGGTCCTTGCGGTCGGCGTAGGGGTAGTGGCGGCCGGGCTTCAGCCGCGGGAAGGCGATGCCGCAGCGGCGCGCGACGCTGGCCACGGAGTTGCGGCTGCGCTTCAGCAGCTTGGCGGCCTCATCGTAGGTGTAGCCGTAGCGCGCGAGCACGAGGACCAGGGCGACGTCCAGGTCGCCCCATTCCCGGCCGGTGCGCCAGCCGCCGACCGGCATCACTTCTTCTCCGGGGCCTGCGGGAGCGCGACCGGCGCCGCGGGCGTCGCGAAGGGCGGCACGACGAGCTGGCCGGCGAGCGGCGGCGCCGCGGTCAGCTCCCGGCCGCGGGCGCAGAAGGCGAAGGCCACGCCGGGCGCGCCGATCCTCGTCCCGGACTGCAGCTTGGCGTCGCAAGCCGCCGCCGTGTGGAATTCCAGCGGGCGCATCGTAGCGCCGTCGTAGGCGACCCCGGCTTGGCCGGTGGTCAGAAGGATGACGATGTACCAGATCACAGGCAGCCTCTCTTTCGGAGTTCGACACAGCAACGGATAAGGGCGCGGACGTCGTTGCGCGCCCGGTGGGCCTCCTTGAAGCGCTCCTCGAAAAGCAGCTCGTGGAGGGCCTGGAGGTTGAGGCGATGGCCCCTCAGGTGGACGGTCTGCTCGACGGTGCAGATCACCGGCGGCCACAACACGTGGAGTCCCTGACGCTCGTACTCGATGTCCACCATCTCCACGTCGAAGGAGGCGTTGTGGGCGATGACGACCATGGACGATTGCGTCCAAGCGCAGGAGAGCAGGGGCTCGAAGGCGTCGAAGGTCGGGGCGTTCCTGACCATCTCGTCATCAATGCCGGTGATCCTGGTGATCTCCTCGGAGATCGGGACGCCGGGGTTCAGGAGGGTGTCCAGCTCCCAGAGGGGCTCGGGTCCCGCGTCGAGGTCGACCATGGCGCCGTAGAACTCGATGATCCGCGGTTGCCGCACCAGCGGGATCAGGCGCGTGTCCAGGAGGCCCGTGGTCTCGGTGTCGAAGATGAAGGCCGGATAGCTCACTACCCTTCACCATCCTAGGAGAGGGCTTGTCGGCCGGCGGGGGTGATGAAATAGCCGAGAATTTCGGTGCGACGACTGTCGAAGACGTCCGTTTCGCACCGGAGAAAGCCGGCCGTCACGGCGCCGGCGTACTCTGGTAGCGGGCCGTGGCGCTTCACGGTCGGGCCTAGGTAGCCCACGCCATACTCATCGTTGCACCGACGCGCCCATTGCAGACCGACGAGCGTCTCATGGGTCAGCTTCACGCCCTTCGCTTCATCAGTCATTTGGGGCTCCCGGAACGGGTTGTGTTGCCTCCCGGAACGCGTGCTTCGCCCTGCGGCGACGCCTTCGGCGCTGCCTCGAAATCGCGCGGCACATAGCAAGGGTGTCCCGTCCCGCACCCCGAGCACGGCCCCGACCATCCACGGTCAGAGCCGTCCGGGCGCGCGAAGACGCAGGTTGCGCACGATCCGTGCGGCTCTGAGTTGAAGCGGGGCATGCCGAGCTCGTTCAGCAGGCGCGCGTACACATCGGCCGGAATGAACACTCCCGGGCTTCCCGAGCCGGGCTTAAAGGGCTCGGTACTGAGGGAGACGCGGCCGCGCTCGACGCCCATGTAAGCGCCGTTTTCGGCCAGAGCTTGCCTCAGGCCGGCCGCCAGTTCGGACGAGATCGACACGGGGTCTTCCGGCCGCGGAAGGCGTGTCGCCATCAGTCGAAGCACGTCGGCCCGACCCTGCGCGATGCGCTCGTCTCTGAGCCGATAGGCAGAGGCAGGATCAGGCGTCGCGAGCTCTTGGGCGAGCCCCACAGGTTGACCGGGAGAGGTCCCGGGAGGAACCTTGCTCATCCTTCTTTCTCCTGTTTGGAGAGGAGGGAATGGGCGAGCAAAAGCCTCGCGTAGTCGTGGACATCCAGACGATCAGGAACCTTTAAGCCGAGAGCCAGGTTCCAATCGCCGTCGCGAATGTGCCCTAGCCCCTCCCTCAACTCCTCCACCTGCGCCTCCACCTGCGCCTCCACCTGCGCCTGAAGGCGTTCGGCGCGGGCTTCGAGTTCGGTCCTGATGCACGAGGGCAGTTCACCGTCATGCTCGCCGAAATGCTCACGCCCCTCGGCGTCGTTCGTCGCGACAAATCCGCAATGCCAGCACTGCCAGAAGCGCGACGCCGACGCCCATTGCCGCGCGAGTAGGAGCGGGTTGTGGTGGCATTCGCCGGCGCCGTGGCCGCTGTCCTCGCAGACCCGGCATCCCATGCTGTCGCCTTCGACTAGGGCCATCTTGGCGTTCTGGAGCGCCTCGATGGCTTCGTCGTAGTCTTCGGCGGTCAGCTCCCCCGTGCGGTAGACGACGCTGAACATGTCCTCGAACTTGGAGGGAACAGGCTTCAGTCGCGCGTTCTCCCCCTCAAGCGCCCTGATCCTGTCGGCGGCGGCGCGGCTGGCGTTCGCAAGCGCGGTGATTATGGAATCGGCGGCTCCGGGGTCGATTTCGCGACCATTGCCGATACGATCAGCGAGTCCCATCGCCGCCTTGGCGTCAGTCTCCAACCGCTCCACCAGCTTCTGATCTTCAGTCATGGTTGGGGTCCTGTCCTGCGGAGCGCCACTCAAAGTCATAGCGCCAAGGTTGCTCGCTCAGCTCCCAGCGCCCGCACTCGGGGTGTTCAAGAGAGAGGGCGCACGTCGGCCAAGGAGGCGTTCCGCGAACATTTCCGCCTTGGTTGCTATAGTGGACGCAGGACCAACAACCGTCCGGCATCTTTGCACCGGAGGCGTGTTGGCGGTCGGGAATCTGCGCCTTGTCACGAGCCGCGTGCAGCTTGGCGACCAGTGCCGCCACATCGGCGTCGTATCTAGTATTATGACCAGCCCTCGCCATTACTCGGCCTCCTGTTGGGAGATGAGGGTTGGAGGGGCGGGGAGGGCCTGACCCGACCACACCCAGGCGGTCACCGATCCGGGCCGGAGAATGAACCCCTCACGCCCGTCCGGTACTGACCAGCCCGGCTCGCCGTGGCGCGGACCATCGTCCCAATTGACGATCCGATAGCGTCGCCAAACCTTGTGGTAGATCGTGAACAGCCGCCCGTCTCGCGGCGCCGTCTCCATCGTCCGCCACTCGTCCTTAGGGAGAAGGGCGAGACGGCGTGCAGCCTCTTCGATCAGCTCCAGTTCGCCGCCGTTGAGCAGCAGCCCTTGGTTGGCCCGCGCCACGATCTGCGTCAGCTTGCCGGGCAGGCCTTCAGTGGGGTCCTCGGGGTCGATCAGGGCGATGATCGCATCGACAGCCTTTTCGATGCCCCCTTCATCGTGACCGAGCCCCATTCCCCTTACCTGGGCAGGGATATGTCGATGGATTTCCCTCGCGATCTGCTCGCGGAGTTCCTGTTCAGGCATGAGGCGGCTCCTCGAATCTGAAGCCGTGCATCTGATGGGCTTCACGGACGCGATCTATGGCGTCGGACAGGCGGTTGAACTTGTCGACCGGGCGCTCATAGGGGCGCAGGTCGTCGCGCATCCAGTCGAGCACCACCTGGGCGGCGTCGAACAGTTCGCTATAGGCTTCGTGGCCCACGAGTTGGACGGGCTTCGCCTGTTCAGGCATTGGGTTCCTCCAACGGCCTGCGGTCGGGGCAAACGAGGGCGAGACAGCTATCGGGCGACGCTTCTCGGCAGCGGGAGCATTCGAACTCCTCGTCGTACCAGAGGTCGATTTCGGCCTTCGCCGCCTCCAGGCTCGGCGCGGAACCGCAGCGGTTGTCCGCTGGTCCCTCGTCGCCGTAAGTGGGCGCGCCGTCGTAGTCGTCGTGCCAGAAGTGCCAGTCGCAGTTGCGAGACGGGATCGGCGGGGGATCGTAGTCGATCCACCAATTGCGGTAGCGGAGCTTAGGCATGGGATTGCTCCTGGGAGATGAGGGCCTTTAGGAGGGCGGCGAGGAGGGCGATGGCGGGGGTTGCGCCCGAGCCCTGATACTTGCCTCCCGGCTCGTACAGGCCGATGGCCGCCCAGAACTTGTGATGTGGTTCTAGTCGCTGGCCGCGGTCGTTATTTTGAAGGCCCCAGCTTTCGCCGGGTAGCACCCGCTCACACAACGCCAACGCGGCGTCGAGAGAGGCGGTGTAGAGTGGGAGCTTGTCGAAGACGCTTTCCGGCACGCCTTCCAAGTCTGGGCGGCCAGTTGCCTCCATAGACCAAACGCCCCAGAGCGAGCCGCTGCGATCCACCTTGACGCCAAACAGAACTTCGCAGAGCGCGGCGTCCAATTCCCTATCCGGCCCCGTCGCCCCTTCGACCCTGGCGAGTAGGGATTTGAGAGTGGGGAGGTCAATGTCCGGCACGGCGAAGGTCTTTCCTGCTCCAGGGCCAACGTCTGTCGGCCTCGCGGTTGTCATCCATAGTCAGGCCGGGGTGCATGGTGGTGCGCGTGCTCCAGAAGCGGTCCCACTCCTCGGAGAGCACGGTCGGCGGCCGATAGATCACGGCGCCAAAGACGACGGCCCGGTGGTGGTCGAAGTCGAGCGAACGACGCTGGAAGGCCGGGCCACGGCCCTCCCAGAAGTCCGTCCACTCATTTCCGGTGATCGACGGCGGACGCATGATCCACACCGCGCAGACGCGCGCGGAGTTGCGGGTCAGCTTCCAGACGATGTCGATCACCGCGTCACCTCAAGCGTCATCAGATTGGGCAGCATGGCGCGGGCGGCATCGAGGAAGCGGATGTCCTCGGAGAGGATGAAGGCCGGCTCCCCCATGAGCATCTCCTGGGGCCCGACCTGGATCATCTCGGCCTTGACCTCGTGGGAGGGCCGGAAGTCGTTCGGCTTGCGCATCATCAGCACGTCGCCGGGGACGTCGTGGCGCGCCAGCCACTCCTGGCAGCGGATCATCCAGCCCGAGGGCTGGTCGGTCACCAGAACGATCTCGACGGCGCTGCGGCGCAGGCCCTGCACCAGGAGGCAGAGGCGCAGGTCCGGCGGGTCGTTGATGGCGGCGGCGTGGTAGACGTGCCAGTCGCCCTGGGCGCGCAGGTCCTCGCGCCAGCCGGAGAGGCGCAGGGCATCGAGGTCGACGACTGCGACGGTCATCCGGTCTTAGTCCGGGACGCGGCGCGGTCCAGGCGCTCGATCTCGGCGATGATCAGGGCCCCGGCCCGCACGAGGTCGCGACGGCGGTCCTTGGGCTTCCACCAGCTCTTGCCCCACGGCCAGCGCGGAGAAAATTGATCCTTACACGTCTCTCGAACTGAATCCGAATAGGTTGACCACTCGGCATAGCAGCTTGCCGCCGCTGCGATCTCACCCAAGTAATAGGAATCATCACGCAGGATCGTATTCCCTTCTTCCGCGATCTGACGCACGCGCTCACTGATCAGCTCGTGGGCGACGGCGTCGATGTGGGAGAGGGTATTGTGCGAGGGGTAGGTGGTCACGGGCGGCATCCCTCGAACCAGTCGACCTCAAGATCGGGCAGCGAACGCACCCGGCCGGCCAAGCGGTAGGAGTTGCGCTCGAAGTAGTGCGCCGGGTAGGTCTGGCAGCCGGTGATGTCGCCGGACATGTCCACCGCCAGGAGGTGGGCATTCTGGCCGCGCACGGCGACGCAGACCCAGAAACCGGATGGGCCGCCGTACTTTCGGAATACGTCGCCGGGCTCGGGCATGGGACCGCGGCGCATTTCCTCCGGCATTCCCTCGACATTGATACGCATCGGACGCCGCACTCCTCTAAGTGATGTTTCCGTGGTGGACGGCCAGAAAGTGGACGTCGGCCCTCTCATTGCCCGGCGTCCAGGGGCGCTCGTGCAGGACCCATACCTGTTTGAAATCCCTGCCGGGCAAGCGGAACACATCGCCGTTGGCCGGGGCCTGAGGCATTTCGCCCTCCCACAGGACGGAGCCGCGGGTGTCCTCCCTGAGGACCATCACGCGGACCATTCAGGCGTGCTCCTTGTCCTTGAGGGTCTTGGCGGTGACCGCGGCGGCGTCCTCGACGGGGAGGTCCAGGATGGCGTTGAGCTTGGCGCGCGGGACCGCCGGCAGCGGGATGGGCTTGGCGATCAGCCAGTCGCGGACGAAGGGCTCGGCCTCGGGCCAGTCCTTGATCATGGCATGGATCGTGGTGAACTTGGCGACGGAGCTGGTCAGGAGGACCTCGGTGTCCTTGACCTGCTTCTTCAGCGCGGACCAGTCGGCGGCGATCTGCTCATAGGTCAGGCTGAACTCGTGTTCCAACGGATAGACCTTGAGGCACTTGTCCTTGTCCTTCTGCGGGAAGAGCCGATAGTCGATCTGGTTGCTGCGGTTGACGATATGGAGGAACGGGGACCAGAGGTCGGTGCGTCCGTCGAAAGTCAGACGGGCATAACCGCGCGGGCTTTCGCCGAACTGGACCCTGATGCCGTTATCCTCGGGCAGCCAGCCCTCGGGAATGGTGTTCATCTTCAGGCGCGTGGCCTTGGAGTAGACGTCGTCGTAGACATCGGCGGCCAGCTTGGCGCGACGGTCGATGATCGCCTGGATGGCGTCCTTGTAGCGGTGCGTCAGGAGACGCCGCACGAGGATTTCGCGCATGTCGTTGGTGAGGCGCACGGAACTCATTTGCAGACGTCCTCCAGCTTGGCGCCGGGCGCGACGCGCTCCAGCGGGGTTGTGTCGTAGTCGGCCACCCACCAGCGACCGGCGGCGTCGGCGTAGACGTTGTGACCGTGGCGGCAGGCCGCGATGAGGCTCATGCGGTCGAGCGCCTTGGCGCAACCCGCGAGCGTGAGCAGCACGAGGGCCATGGTGACCGCCTTGGCGGAGCCGGGGAGCGGACCGCAGCGGCGGCACAGGCGCTGGCCCTGGCGATCCTTCTTGATCCTGGCGTGGCCGCAGCTCGGGCAACTGGCCATGACGTTGGTGTTCCTTTCGAAGATGATCTTGGCAGGAGGGACTTCGCCCTTGCGGGTGGAAGTTCGACGCGTGTCCCACGCCCCTCCTGCGTCCGACCTCTCGGACATACTATGTCCGTCGCGCATATGCGCGACCCTCGACCACTCCTCTGGGACTCAGGGGCAAGAGGTCATCGTCGAGGCCATTCTTGTGTGTCAGATCGGATCGGCCGGGGTCGGCGGCTCCGGGGCCTGGGGCTGCGCGTCGCCGAAAGTCTGACCGGCGGCGCCGGGAGCTGCGGCCGGGAGGGCGCGGGCGCCGTGGACGATGTCGAGGTCCGTCAGGCCGATCTGGTCCAGGCCCAGCGACTTGGACAGCTCGGCGCGCTTGCGGTTCTCCTCGGCGTCGCCGATGCGGTCGATGACGATCTTCTCCTGGCGCACCATCTCGTCGAATTGCGCGGTGTCCACCCGGCCCACGATCCAGTCGTAGTCCTGGGGCGAATCGAAGTTCACCCGGAAGTCGATCTCGGTGACCTTGCAGACCGTGAAGCCGTGGCGGGTGCTGGTCCGCACCACCACGAAGTCGTCCTTCTTGAGGGTGGGGTCGAGGGTCTTGAACAGCCGGTTGGGGTCGTTGTGCTTGGGCACGTCGGGGTCGTAGGAGACCCGCACCGGGCGGACCTCCTTGTTGACCAGCATGATGGCGGAGGTGAGGTTCATGGTTCTGTCCCTTCCGATGGGGTTGATCACATGGCGCCGTCGTTGCCGGCGGGGGCCGGATCGGCCGGGGCGGCGTCGTCGGTGTCGATGGCCTTCTCGCCCGCGGCCATCTGGGCGTTGAGCTTCTGGCCGCGGTCGTACTCGGCCTGGGTCTGCACCCAGCCGGCGTCCTGCACCTCGATCACGTTCCACGTGCCGGCGGCGTTGGTGCGCTGCTTGGTGGTCAGCCGGTAGAGGCAGGCCCAGGACGGCGCCGAGCCGCCGGGAACCTGCTTGGAGTTCATCAGCACCATCCACTGCTTGGAGACGGTGTGGCCGGTGGACTTGAAGGGGATCACGTAGGGCATGGCCGAGCCGTCCGGCAGGATGACGTAGCCCACGTGGTAGCGGGTCTCGATCATCTCGTTGCCGTTCGGACGGACCATCTTCTTCTGCATGGTCCCCGGCTTGTCGTCGCTCTCGACTTCGGTCTCCACCGCGTCGTCCGGGCAGGTCGGGTAGCGGCCGACGAGGCCGCCGCCCTTGGAGCGCGGAATCCATTCCACCCAGTCCTTGTCGAAGTAGCAGGGCTGGAACAGGAAGCCCTCGTCGCCGTCGAAGACCGTCTTGGTCCCCTTCAGCCAGAAGTCGCCGTCCTTGGCGCCGTCGATGTAGTCCGGGCCGCGCCGATTGACCTGCGGGCTGTTCGACTGCAGCACGTAGACCAGCGGGATCAGGTTGTCCTCGGCGGCCTGCGACGTGCCCCTGCCGGCGTCGGCGACGATCTGGGCCTGCAGGAAGGCCGGCGGCGCGGCGCCGGCGGCGCCGGCGGTGACGGTCGGGAGCTGGGGGTCGTTCAGGGGGGCGGGGGCCTTGGCCATGTCAGTCGTCCTTCGCTTGGCCGTCCGCTTGCGGGACGGTTCCGTTGATGATGAATTCGGCCATCTCGGCGGCAGACGCGATGATGTCCTTCGGGTTCGGGAAGTCCTCCGAATGGAGATAGATCGAAACCATCAGCTTGGTGGTCTCCAGGCGCAGATGCGCCAGTTGGTCGTCGTCCATCAGTTCTTGGCCTTTCGTGGCTTGCGGGTGTTGTCGGTGGCGGCGAGCGGCTTGATGCGGACCACGCGGCCCACCGTGCCGCCGATCAGGTCCAGCTTGGGCATCTTCGAGAACTTCTCGACCTGCTCCTTCACCCAGGCCGTCAGGGTGGCGTGGGGGACGTCCAGTTTGACCTCCGGGGAGAAGCCGGCCTTGCGCAGGCCGCCGATGACGCGGTCGGCCTGCTCGCGGTCGCTGCGACCGAAGGCCAAGGTGACGGTGACCTTGACGAGGTCGCCCGCGCCCTCGCCGTCCAGGTAGTCGAAGGCCCTCTGGCGCTTCTCCGGGTCCCAGGAGGCGGCGATGGAGGCGCGATAGAACGGACCGCACTGGAAGGTCATGCCGGGGGCGTTGCCGTCCGGCTCCAGGTCCAGGCGGCTGAGGCCGAGCTGGTCCATCATGTCGGGGAGGGTCTTGGACTCGGCCTCGACGATGCGCCTGTTGACGGCGTCGAGGTGCTCCTGGAGGTCGGCGGCCTCCTGCTTGTCGGCGCGCACCTCGGCGGCCTTGGCCCTGAGCGCCTCCAGGGCCCCCTGTGGCGGCGCGGCGGGGGCGTCCTTGATGGCCTGGGCGAGGAAGGCGGGGGGATCAGTGGACATCAAGGGGCTCCGGCGGCATCGCGCGGACGTGGTCGTATTTGGAACGGCAGAGTTCCGCGAGCTTCTGGTAGCAGAGTTCGTGATGCGCCTCCGACGTCGCCGGATTGTTGTTGGCCAGGAGAGCCAGGGCGATGCCGGCGCAACTGAACAGGTCCGCGACGGTGACGTGGATGTCGCCGCGGTTCATCGCCAGGGCCGCGGCGAAGATGTCGGTCTGGCGGTCGCCGTCCATTTGGGTGGTCATTTCGGATTGCCCAGGTAGTCGAGGTCGAGCGCCTCCAGCAGCGGGGGATAGGCGCGGACCACGTCACGGATCGTCACCGTGAACTCCTTGACGATCTCGCCGCCGCCCCAGGGCTTGCCGCCCGCGATCCGGTGATCGTTCAGATAGACGCACTCGATCCGGTGATGCCACTTCACGACGGCGAGCCGCAGGGGCGCGTCGAGGTCGTCTCGGGACATGCGAGCGGTCTTGGGTTCTTGGGTGTTGGTCACGTTGGCCCCTTCCGATGGAGCGGGAGTATGGGGCCCGGTTAAAAGAAAGCAAGCGGGAAATTTTGCGGCCTGGGGTCGCGCCGCGCGGCTGTCCTATGGACAATTGTCGAGCTTGGATTTTTAGTCGCATTTCCCGGATGTCGGGTCGGGATTTAATTCGCGGTTTTAGTGAAACCGCGAATTCCAGGAAAAGGGGCGATAAATGCCAAGAGGCTCGGGCTCTGGTCGGGACGTGGCGTCCGGCGGCGCGCCAAGGCATCCCAGGTCGGTCTCCGAATATCTGGCGAGGGTCGGCGCGGAGGTGCTCAACTTCCGTCGCGCGATGATCAAGGTCCACAAGGGGGCCTACTACGTCGAGCGCGCGATCATCCGAATCCAGTCTGATGGCGTCGTTTCATGCTCCTTGAAGGAATATGAACCGACGCCAGAAGAGGCCGCAACGATGAAGCGGGACCTGGAAGGGGTGACATTCCCGCGTGCGATCCTGGCGCGCGACGCCGAGGGACTGCGCGGGCAGGTCTCCGGCGACGTCTTTGAGTTCTGGGACGTGAAGCGCGAGGGGATCGTCATGTGCCAGGAGCGCAGGCGCATGAGGAACGGGGCGAAGCGCTACGTGCCGTGGACCATGATGGACGACGGCAAGTGGGTGATGATGGAGCCGGAGGGGGACCTGCCGTTTTGGAAGCCGTATGGTCCCGACTGGCTGCAGGCCAGTGGGGGCCATGGGAGCGCTGGCCGGAGGATCATGCTGCACGAGGGGGCCAAGGCGGCGGCGGCGGCCCAAGCCGTCGCCATGGGACTCTGGGAGCCGGACAAAGGGAGCGCTCTGCGAGCGCACCCTTGGGCGGATGAGCTGGCGGGGTATGAGCACTGGGGGATGATCGGTGGTGCGCTGGCTCCCCATCGCACGGCCTATGAGGAGCTGATGTCGGTCTCGCCCCTGGAGGTCGTGTACGTCTGCGACAACGACTTCCCCGGCGAGGCGGCGCTGCAGATGGTGTCGAAGGCCTGGGGGCGGTCGCTGAAGGGCGTCGCGTTCGGGAAGTCGTTTCCGGGGTCCTGGGACATGGCCGATCCGCCGCCCGCCTCACTGGTGGTCGGGGGGCGCTGGATCGGGCCCCGGCTGGAGGACCTGAAGAAGCCGGCCACCTGGGCGACCGAGCTGGTCCCGCCGGCCGGGGGCGGCAAGGGTCGGCCGGCGGCGCGCATCCGGGCGGAATTCGCCGAGGAGTGGCTGCACTGCGTCACCCCGGAGGTGTTCATCCACAAGGACTGGCCCAACCGGGTGCTGTCGGCCGCGGAGTTCAACTCCCGCACGGCGCCCTTCTCCCACGTGGGCGGGACCTCCGAGCTGCTGAAGAAGGTGGAGGCGTCGAAGGCCGCGGTGCTGGCCTACACGCCGGGCCAGGAGCCGGGGGTGTACGGGGGATCGGCCCTGGGCCACTACATCAACACCTATTGCCCCTCCTCCATCGCGGCCGAAGCCGGGGACGTGGGGCCGTGGCTCGACTTCATGGAGGGTCTGATCCCCGGCGAGAAGGATCGCTACGAGGTGATGCGCTGGGTGGCCACCCTGGTGGCCCGGCCGGACATCCGGATGCTCTACGGCCTCTTGCTGATCAGCGAGATGCAGGGGGTGGGGAAGGGCACGCTGGGCGAGCGCATCCTGACGCCCCTGGTCGGCGAGGTGAACGTCAGCTTTCCCAGTGAGCAGGAGATCGTCGACAGCAACTTCAACTACTGGCTGGCCCACAAACGGCTGGCCGTGGTCCACGAGATTTACTCCGGGCACTCGTCGAAGGCCTACAACAAGCTGAAGTCGGTGATCACCGACAAGTACATGACGGTGCAGAAGAAGTACCAGCCCAACTACGAGATCGAGAACTGGATACACATCATCGCCTGCTCCAACTCCATGCGGGCCATGAAGCTCTCCATGGACGACCGGCGGTGGCTGATCCCGCGGCTGTCGGAGAAGAAGCGCTCGGACGGCTACTGGGAGAGGCTAAACCGCTGGCTGGCCTACGAGGGGGGTCTGGGGATCATCCGCCGCTGGGCGGAGGAGTTCGTGGCCGCCGAGGGGCCCGTGCAGCGCGGCGAACCGGCGCCGTGGTCGGAGTCGAAGCGGATCATTGTCGAGGAGAGCTACTCGCCGGGGCAGGCCTTCGCCGCCGGGCTCCTGGATCGGTTGCGGGACGACGTGGCAAGCGGTCGCCTTCCAGGCGACAGCTTTGTCTTCGATGCCGACATCGTGGCCGCCATCCGGCAGGAGATTTACGGCGGCCACTACAACGACCGCCTGGAGAAGCCGATCACCATTCGGGCGCTGGCCAAGGGCTCCGGGTGGTGCGTCGGCGACGCCCAGAACATGGTCTCCAAGTGGCCGCCCAAGGCCCGCGTGCTGTCGCTGGACGCCGAGACCGCGGCGACCTCGCCGAGCGAGCTGGCGGTGAAGGGCAGGGTTCCAGTGATGGTCGAGAAGAAGGTGACGATGTGATGGTGATGCAGGGCGCGGCGTCCCGGCGCCCTGGCTCTCACTCACGTGGTGGCTGCGGCTTGGGCCGCAGCGGCGTTGCGGAGGTAACGGAGCTTGGCCGTGGGGTCAAGGGTCAGGGTGTCGCAGACTGGTCAGCCACTCGCTTCCCATCCCGGTTGGCTACGGGCCAGAGCCTTGTCCGCTGCGTCTGCGACACCCGTCCGTTCCTCCCCAGGCACGGAGACCGCCGGCCCCTGAGGGCCGGTTCACGGGGAGAGGATGGCGCGGGTGGGGTCTGGGGTCAAGATGGGGAGGGCGACCGCGGCGTATGCGTGGTCTGCAACCCTCCCCGAAGCCGTATGCATACGGGCTTCCTTGGTGTCGCGCACCCCTGCGGTCCGAGGGCCCAGGCGGAATGGCGACGAGGGGAGAGTGAGGGGGATCGGGCCTGGGGTCAAGGATCATGTCCGACCGACCACCACTTCGTCGAAGGGATCGTGGTACAGAGCCGTCGCAACGTACTCCCCGATCCTTCCGGCCCGCGGACTAGCGGGACTGAACTCAGCGGCGGGTGGGCAAAGGTCGTCTCTCATGGCCTCGGGATGGAGGCTCGCCCACGTTGCCCCAGCCACCACCAGCTTGTCCTTCGCTGTCTGCGCCGGGTATGCTTTCTTTCTTATTCGTTCGGGGGGGCTGGGGTCAACGAAAACCCCGCCAGTCCGGTGAAGGACTGGCGGGGCTCGGAAGGAGAAGGTCCGCGGGCTTGATGGGCCGGGCCCGCGGGCTTCAGCGCGGGAAGGATGGAGGAGATCGGATGGAAACGCAAGGGCCCGTGTGGCGCAACGGCAGGCCGATGGCGCGGCGAACGGGGGAATTGACCCGGAAACTGGCGTCCATCGAGGTCGGGGAGACCCGGCTGGTGGTGGGCTCTAAGGACCACGTGCGCGCCCTCGTCAGGGGCGAACGCGGCTGGATGCGGGTGGAGCATCCGGAACGGCGCTTCGAGCTGGGATACCTGGACCCCTTCCGGACGCTGGTGACCCGACTGGAGGACCTGCGGCCGGAGGACTGGCCGGCGATCTGGACTCAGGCCAGGGCCGCGGAGAGCGCCGCGATGTCGATGTACCGGGATGAGCGCACGCTGGTTCCCGGATGGCATGGATTCGCCCGATGGGCGGTGTCGGAGGGTCACGGGCGGCTGATCAGGGGAGGCCGGTGGTGGGTCTGGGGGCACGCCAGAGGGCTCAAGGCGCAACGGGCGTTCATGATATGCCTGAGAAACGCGGGCGTCCCTGCAAGGCTGCAGGCGAACTAGTCTTAGACTGATTGAAAACCAACCTGTGATTGTTGAATAATCTCACAAATCGATCACAAAAACCACCAGGGGTTTAATCCCAGAACCCACTTTCCACTTCCATAAACATCTCTTTTCTATCTTGCGTAAGGGATAATTAGAAAAAGAAATAAAGAAAAGAAGAGAAGGGGAAGAGAGAAGATAAAGTGGGGGGAGTAGTACGATTTGAGATGTTTATGGAAGTCGGAGGAGGGTTCTCGGGATTTAATCCCGGATGCGACATCCGGGCGCTTGCCAAGGCGCAGCTTTGCCGTGATCTTTCGGGCATGGCGTGGCGGGCGATCTATGCGGAACCGAGGCGTGAGTTCGCGGCTCTCGCCGAACTGAGGCGATTGAGGGTGGGGTGCTTCTGCCCCTACGAACTGGTCACCGAGCGCAAGCGCTGGCGGGGTGGCTGGCGGATGGTGAGTGAACCGCGACCCTACTTCCGAGGCTACCTGTTCGCCGACCTGGACCGGATGGTCTACACCGACCCCTGCAATGGCTCGCCGAGACACGTCGAGAAACTGCCGGGTGTGCTGGGAGTCGTTGGCAACGGGCGCGGGGAGCCGCTGGAGGTCCCGAAGCGCGACATCGATCTGCTCCTGGACGTCGCCGACGAGAACGGAATGATCTCGGCCATCGACGCCACCCGGTTGAGCTATCGTTTCCGGGGCCGGGTGGGAGACGTGTTCGAGGTCATCGGGTGCGGCCTTGAGGGGGCCTGCGGCAAAATAGTCTCCCTGGATCGGCTTGACAGTAGGGGACAGGTTCGTGCAATCGTGAAGTTCTTCGGGGCGGAACGTGAGATCGACGTCCCTTATCAGAATGTGAGTAACATAAGGGCCGCAGTGGGCGGCGGATCGAATAGGGCCGGACGGTGCGACAAGCCGGTGGTTTTCCGGTAATTGTCCTCCTACCCGGTAACCGAGTAGATCACACCAGCGCCGAAGCTGGTGGGCGTCGGGGCGCTACCTCGTAGAGTGCGAAGCGTTGTCTAAGGTCGTCGCAGGGAGCGAGATACTTGGAGTGGTGTAAGGATTGCCCAAGGCACGAAGTTCTTGGCGGTTTGATCGATGCTCTTCGTAGAGACCTCAAGAAGCGTGATCTACGAATAGAGCATCTGAATTCGCAAATTGCTGCTATGAAGCAAGGCCGCCTCATGAATGAGGCCGTCGATTATCCAGATAAAATTTATGTAATCGGCGCGATCAATCATGATTTCGTTAAGATCGGCATCTCAGCGGATGTCGAGAAGCGTCTAAAGAGTCTCAAAAACCCTACCTCACATCCTGACGCAGATATTCAAAACTTAAGAATTTTCTTTCAAGAAACGATTGGTTTCGAGGCGCGAAAATTTGAGCGTTTCGCTCATCGTCAACTTCGTCAATTTCGAGCTAAAGGTGAGTGGTTCCGATTAGCCCCGGAAGAATCGGTCCAGGCTATCAAAAGCCTGTTGCGAGAATGGAAGTCGGTTTGATGGCTCTTGACCCGATCACCGCCGACATGCTGGGGCCCGAGCTGGCCGAGGCGATCAACGCCGCGCACGCCAAGACCAAGGATGACACCATCACGGCTCGGATCGAACAGCATCCGGACACCAAGCTGCCGGGGGCGCACGTCGTTGCGCGCGGTGGCAACGACCTGCAGCACGGCATGAACGCCGAACACGCGATCAAGTTCCTGAAGGGATTGAAGAAGTGAACGCGCTGGTCCCTCTCCGGATCGGTACGGGGCTGCCTGGACCTGGACGGCCTTCGATTTATGATCCCGCCATCGCCGACGAGATCATCGAGCGACTGAGCAACGGCGAGTTCATGCGTCGCATCTGCCAGATCGATGGAATGCCCTCGGTCACGACCGTGAATAGTTGGGAGCTGAAGCGCCCAGAGTTTGCCGAAAGGGTCGCACGCGCCCGCGAACTCGGCGCTAGATGCTGGATCGAACAGGCGGTTGAGATCACCTTGAACCCCGAGGAGGGGCGAAAGATCGTCCACAAGTCGGACGGTGGCGTGGAGCTGACGCGCGAGGACGCGGTGGCAGCGCGCAAGCTGGCTGCCTGGGGGTTGATGGAGGGGGCGAAGAAGATCGCGCCCAAGGTCTACGGCGACAAGGTCGCATTGACCGGCGGCTCCAAGGATGACACGCCTGCCATGGTCAAGGTGGAGCATGAGCACACCCATCGGATCGTGAAGCTTGAACGCGCCGTCGTCACCCGCATCCTTCCGACCGAGAGCGATTCCACCGCCTGAGTGGCCCGACGTCGGTTTGGGACTCGATGGCGTATTCAGGCTCCAGACGCCTGAGGTCTTCCTGCCGCTCCTTGAGAAGGGGCCGAAGTACAAGGGAGCCAGGGGCGGCCGGGGCTCCGGCAAGAGCCACTTCTTCGGCGAGAGCCTGATCGAGGAGGCGCTGGACGATCCGTACCTGCGGGCCGTCTGCATCCGCGAAGTCCAGCGCACCCTGGCCCAGTCGTCCAAGCGCCTGATCGAGGACAAGATCAGGAAGCTGAAGGTCGGTCACCGCTTCGACATCACCGACAAGGTGATCCACATCCTCGACGATGGCGGTGAGCGCTGCGGCGTCATCATCTTCGAGGGGATGCAGAACCACACCGCGGACTCGATCAAGTCCCTGGAGGGCTTCCGCATCTGTTGGGTGGAGGAGGCCCAATCGCTCAGCCAGCGCTCGCTGGACCTGCTCTACCCGACGATCCGCGAGAAGGGCGGCGAAATCTGGTTCTCGTGGAACCCCAAGAAGGCCACGGACCCGGTCGAGAAGTTCATGACCGGCGAGGACGCGGCGTCCGATCCGGCCATTGTCGTGGTCGAGGCCAACTACCACGACAACCCGTGGTTCTGGGCCACCGAGCTGGTCGACGACATGGAGCGTGACCGCAGGCGCGATCCCGACAAGTACGCGCACATCTGGCTCGGCGCCTATCTGAAGCGCTCCGAGGCCACGGTGTTCAAGAACTGGCGCATCGCGGTCTTCGAGACCCCGGACGTGGTCGAGCGCTTCTTGTTCGGCGCCGACTGGGGTTTCAGTGTGGACCCCTCGGTCCTGGTGCGGGGCTTCCTGGGGCGGTTGATCGAGCGCGGCAAGGACGCCCACGGCAACGACGTGGTCACCGCGATTCCCGACCAGCGCGGCAACACCCTCTTCATCGACGCCGAGGCCTACAAGGTCGGCTGCGAGATCGATTACCTGCCGGCCCTGTTCGCCGGCAATGCGCCGCCCAAGCACGGGCGCGAATGGGAGAACCCCTACGGCTGGCGCGGGATACCGGGCGCTCTGAGGTGGCCGATCACGGCCGACAGCGCTCGGCCCGAGACCATCAGCTACATGAAGCGCGCCGGCTTCAACATCCGGCCGGCTCTAAAGGGTCCGGGTAGCCTTGAGGACGGCATCGAGTTCCTGCGGAACTACGACATCGTCGTGCTTCCGACCTGCGTCCATGTCATCGACGAGCTGAGCCTTTACTCTTACAAGGTCGACAAGATCACCGACGAGGTCTTGCCGGAGCTGGCGGACAAGGAGAACCACTGCCTCGTGGCGGGCACGAGGGTCCGGACGCAACGAGGCGAAGTCGCCATTGAGGATGTCATGGCCGGTGACTTGGTGGAAGGCAGCCTGGGCTATCGACGCGTACTGTTCAGCGGCGTCACGGGAACACGGCGAACCACTCTAACGATTGAGACGACCTTGGGCTCTTTCGTCTGTACACCGGATCATGAGGTTTATACCCAGAGAGGATTCGTCCGGGCTGATTGTCTCCGATACACGGATGAGGTGTTCGGGGGTGACAGATGGTCGAGACCACGAAATTCCTGGGACGGACTTACCGGCGCTATCCGGAGAGTGATCGCCAGTCGGATCGCCTCTATTTCCGCTGCACGATCCGCGGGGAACCGCATCTCCTGCATCGGGACGTCTGGGTCCATCATCACGGGCCCATTCCAGATGGATGGGAAGTCCATCACAAGGACGAGAACCCCGGTCGCAATGAGATCGAGAATCTGGAGTGCCTGCCTCCCGAGGAGCACAAGCGACGCCACCCTTACACTGAGGAACGGCGTGCTCGGCAGGTCGGGCATCTGGACCGGATACGGCATCTCACCAAGGCGTGGCACGCGAGTCCTGAGGGGCATGAGGCGCATCGCCGAATTGGTGGCATGGCCTACGTCAACTTTGTTCCTGAACCCAAGCCTTGTGACCAGTGCGGGAGGACCTTCCTTCCAAAGAGAATCGGGAACAAGGACAGGTTCTGTTCGAATGCCTGCAAGTCAGCGTTTCGGCGTGACCGGGGGCTCGATGACGTCGAACGGAAGTGCGCTCAGTGCGGAACGCCGTTCGTCATCAATCGATACTGCAAGACGGCAACTTGTTCGCGGACGTGTTCTCAGCGTTTCGCCTGGGCCAATGGCCGACGAGGTCTATGACCTGACGGTCGAAGACACGCATGACTTCTTCGCGAACGGGGTGCTGGTGTCCAATTGCATAGACGCCCTCCGCTATGCCGTGGAGGGCCTGCGGCGCGGCGGCCTGCGGATCAGCGACGCGGTCCTGGCGAAGGTCTGAGGGAGAGCCAACCATGCCGAGCAAGTCTCCCGAGCAGCGGCGCCTGATGGCCGCCGCCGCGCATGATCCGAAGTTCGCGGCCAAGGTCGGCGTCCCGCAGAAGGTGGCGAGGGAGTTCAACCGCGCCGACCAGCACGAGGGCCAGGATCGGAGCTTCCAGAGGATCAAGGCCCTCTGATGTGGCCCTTCCGGCGGGGGCCGGCGAAGCCGGCCGAATCCGCGAAGCCGGCCGAATCCGCGAAGGCCGCCGAGCCGGCGCGCCCGGCCAAGCGGCGCATCAGCGACACCGCCATCGCCCGCGTCATGGAGCGGCGGCCGGGCGGCTTCATGCTGACGCCGCTGAGCGAGACCCCGCGCGTCGAGCGTCCTTTCGAGCCCGCCAAGCCGCTGACCAAGGACGCCCCGGAGATGGCCTTCGACTCCGGCGTCGAGGACGTCTTCGCGCAGCTCAACTCGGCGACCTACAACTTCGGCGAGGGCATCGGCTTCATGGGCTACGGCTACTTGGCCGAGCTTGCCCAGCGCCCCGAGTACCGCCGCGGATGCGAGGTCCTGGCGCGGGAGATGACCCGCCGTTGGATCAAGCTGACCTACAACGGCGAGGAAGACGACGTCGAGCCAGAGGCCGAGGGCGACGAGGAGGACGCCACGCCCGGCGAGGCCGACAAGGACGCCGAGCAGCCCGAACCCGAGGTCCGGAAGCCCGATGTCGATCCCGAGCGGGGCGACCCGCCGGGAATCGGACACAACAAGCCGCCGCGTCCGGCCCGCAGGGTCAAGCCCAGCGACGAGAAGCTGAAGCGGATCGAGGCGGAGCTGAAGCGCCTGAAGGTTCGCGAGGCGTTTCGCCGCGTGGCCGAGTTGGACGGCGTCTTCGGCCGTGGCCACATCTATCTGGACACCGGCGACACCGAGAAGTCGGAGGAGCTGCGCACGCCGCTGACGGTGTCGAAGGTCAAGATCGGCCGGCGCAAGAAGCTGAAGCGCCTCGTCGTCGTCGAGCCGACTTGGACCTATCCGCAGAACTACGACAGTCGCGATCCGCTGAAGCCGGAGTTCTTCGAGCCGCAGAACTGGCTCGTGATGCAGAAGTCGGTCCACGCGAGCCGACTGCTGACCTTCGTGGGCCGCGAGGTCCCGGACATGTTGAAGCCGGCCTACTCGTTCGGCGGCCTCAGCCTGATCCAGATGGCCAAGCCGTACGTCGACAACTGGCTGCGCACCCGCCAGTCGGTCAGCGACATCCTGCACGCCTTCACCGTCTGGGTGGTGAAGACAGACCTCAATGACATCCTGAACGGCAGCGACGACGGCGATCAGGTCGTCCGGCGGGCCGAGCTGTTCAACCGGGTCCGCGACAACCGCGGCCTGATGATGGTCGACAAGGAGAGCGAAGACTTCGCCAACGTTTCGGCGCCGCTCGCCGGGCTCGATCACCTCCAGGCCCAGGCCCAGGAGCAGATGGCCAGCGTCTTCGCCATCCCCCTGGTGGTCCTGCTCGGCATCACGCCCTCCGGCCTGAACGCCTCCAGCGACGGCGAAATCAGGGTCTTCTACGACTTCATCCACGCCTTCCAGGAACACCTGTTCGGCCACGCGCTGCACGTCATCCTGAAGATCGTGCAGCTCTCGCTGTTCGGGGAGATCGACGAGGACATCGGCTTCGAGTTCCTGCCCCTTTGGCAGCCGACCGAGACCGATCAGGCGACGATCCGCAAGACCAACGCCGACATCGACAAGGTCTACATCGACGCGGGCGTGCTCGATCCCTCCGAGGTCCGCGAGAAGATCGCCAACGACAAGGACAGCCCCTACCAGAACATCGACCCCGACGCCGTGCCGGAGCCGCCGCAACCACCGGGCGGCAATCCCTTCGGCGCCGATCCGGATGGCGAGGGCGGCTCAGAGGACGATCCGGACAGTGGCTTCCCGCCCTCGTCCGGCGGCGGCGAGCGCCGGCCCGCGGTCCCCAAGGCCGGCGGCAACCCCAAGCCGCCCGAGCGCCGTCCGGCCGGCGGCGATCCCAAGCCCCCGCGGGCCCAGGACGCCGCCTTCAGGGAACAGGACCATCCCCGTGGCCAGCCGGGCAACGCCGGCCAGTTCGGCCCCGGTGGTGGAAAGTCTAAGACCGAGGCTCCGAAGCCGAAGTCCAAGGAGAAGGAAGCGGCCAAGGCGGCGCAGGAGCCCGCCAGCCCCAGGGAGCGTCCGCCGTTCTCCGAGGAGGAGCTGTCCGGGCTGCCGCACGTCGATGAGATCGATCAGCCGACCACGTCCTGGGAGGAGCTGAAGACCAAGGGCGAGGAGGGCCGCGCCGCCTTCGTCGAGGCGCTCTCCGTCGTGGCTGACAAGCTGAGGCTGCGGACCGACGTGACGCTGCCCGAGCAGTTGACGCCCGAGGACCTGGAGAGCGGCGACAACTTCCTGTTCGTGGCGCCGAACAAGTCCGAGGCCCGAGCGCGGGCCAAGATCGAGAGCGACTATGGCGGCAACTGGTCGAAGCTGCGCGACATGGTCCGCGCCTCGATCACGGTTTCGTCGATGGATGAGCTGCGGGCGGCCGTGATCGCCGCCGAGGACGCGGGCCTAGCCCTGGCGGCCAAGCCCAAGGACCGGTTCACCAAGCCGACGCCCGAGGGCTACCGCGATCTCAATACCCTGGTGCGGCTGCCCAACGGCATGGTGGCCGAGCTGCAGTTCCACCTGACGCCGATCATCGCGGCCAAGAACGAGGGCCACGTCCACTACGAGGCGCAGCAGCGCCTGACCCGCAAGAACGGCATGGATGAGCCAGACGACACGTGGTCGCCTGAGGATGTCGAACGGTTCACCCAGGCGCGCGAGCGGCAGCGCGAGCTGTACGGCGCGGCCTGGGAGAAGGCGACGAAGGCCTAGTCGCCGCCCATCATCCTCTGGGCCTCGGCCTCGTCGATGATGTCGCCCCACTCGACGCCCTTGGGGACGTCGCCGGTGTAGGTCACGAACTTCTTCTCCGTGGGGGACCAGACCTCGCTGGGCCACGCGCGGGACCTCCCGCGGAACAGGGCCCCCTCGTTCTCGATGTAGATGAATTTGGCCATTCGTCTTCTCCGGTTTGAGACCTCCCTTGTGATGTGCGTGTGAGCGCGGCGCAACGCGCATTCGCGGGCCCACGCTCCTCATATAGGCGACTTTGAAACAAAAAGGAAGTGGAAATGTTCCACACCCTCTGGATCATGGTCGCCGGCTGCATCGTCGGCCTTCAGGCCTTCGGATACCTGACCCTGTTCCGGGCGGCCTGACCGGGTGTCCATCCACCATCGCCAGCGACAGGTGATCCTGCCGCGGGTGGTCCCGAACGCGGGACTGCAGGCCTACTACCGCAAGCGCCTCGACCGGCTGATCGAGGCCATGCACGACTCGGTCGCCTACTGGGTGGCGCAGGCCTATCGCGCCAATCCGCCGGAGATCGCCCAGGACGAGAGCCCGGCCGTGGCCATGCGGCGGCTGATGCGCAAGCTGGCCAGTCGCTGGAACCGCGAATTCGACAAGCTGGCCAGGAAGCTCTCACCCGAATTCGTGCGTCGCAACGGCCGTATGAGCGACACCCAGTTCATAGAGCACCTCAAGGCGGCCGGCTTCACCGTGGAGTTCTCCGTCAGCCGGCAGGTCAACGACGTGATGCAGGCGGCCATCGGCGAGAACGTGGCGCTGATCAAGTCGATCCCGCAGCAGTACCTGACCCAGGTTGAGGGCATGGTCCTGCGCTCGGTGCAGGCCGGACGCGATCTCTCCACCCTGTCGAAGGACCTGCAGCACCAGTACGGCGTCACGCGCCGTCGCGCGGCCCTTATCGCCAGGGACCAGAACAACAAGGCCACCTCCGCGATCTATCGCGCTCGACAGGTCGAGCTGGGGATCGAGGAGGCCATTTGGCACCACAGCCATGCAGGCAAGACGCCGCGTCCTGCGCACGTCGCCATGAATGGCAAGACCTACAAGGTCTCCGAGGGCATGTGGGACGAGGACGAGCAACGCTACGTCTTCCCTGGTCAGCTCATTTCCTGCCGATGCACAGCCAAGTCGATCATTCGGGGGTTCATGTGATGGCTCACCACCGCGCCACGCGAGACGACGACTGGACACCGCCGACCTTCGGCATGGGCGTGGTCATCGGGGTGCTCGGCGGCCTCGTCGTCGCCGCCCTGATCAGCGCCGTCGTCACGCTGCCCTGGACCTACCTTGGCTGACGGCGCCGGCGTCATGCTGCAGGCGCCGGGAAACCGGTTCCTCGTCCTGCGGCGTAGTCAGGAGAGCGACCATCCGGGGACCTACTGCTTCCCCGGCGGCGGCGTGGAGGAGGGCGAGACCTACGAGGACGCCGCGCGTCGCGAGCTGCACGAGGAGACCGGCTTCGACTACCAGGGGCCACTCGCGCAGGTCGACGACCGCGATGGCTTCGTCACCTTCCGCGCCGAGCTGCCCGAGGAATTTGATCCCGAGCTGAACGACGAGCACACCGAGGCCCGCTGGATCGAGCCCGGCGAGCACGACGCGGAGCCGCTGCATCCCGGCGTCAGGGCCACCCTCAGTGAGATGGGCTTCGCCATGGATCAATCCATCCGCAAGCGCGCGCTCGCCTTCGACCGTGCCACGGTTCGCTCCTTCACCGTGGACGGCCGGCTGCAGGTCGAACTGAACCCGATCTCCAAGGCCAACGTCTGCCCCTACTATGGCGAGGAGATTCCGGACCACGAGAAGCTCGGCCTGGACCCCAAGCGGGTCTACATGCTGCTTCGCGATCCGGAGGAGCTGGCCAAGGCGGCGGAGACCTTCAACGGCGTCCCGCTGCTGCTGATCCACAAGCCTTCCACCGCGGACGAGCACCCGCGCGAGCTGACCATCGGGACCACCGGCACGGACGCCGCCTGGGAGGACCCGTACCTCAAGAACACCCTCGTCGTCTGGGACGCCGAAGGGATCGAGGCCATCGAATCCGACGAGCAGAAAGAGCTGTCGTCCGGCTACCGCTACCGCGCCGACATGACCCCCGGCGTGTTCAACGGCGAGAACTACGACGGGGTCATGCGGGATATCGTCGGAAACCACGTCGCCCTCGTCGAGGAGGGCCGCGCAGGGCCCGACGTCGTCGTTGGCGATTCTGCCTTGGGTCGAGACGCAGCCTTCGAGGAGAGCAAGCATCCGCGCGCTGAGAATGGCCAGTTCGGTTCGGGTGGTGGCGGATCGCCATCCAAGAAGAACGCAGGACACTACCTCCAAAGCTACTTCAATCATGAACGGCCTGAAGGTCAGAGTGCCGCCTCCGTCCATGTGGTTTTGGATAAGGATGGTGAGGTCGTCGACTGGAGCACGGGCCGTGTGAACAGGCTCGGAAATTCAGGAAAATACCGTCCCGAGGACGGACATCGGATCGTCAAGCTGTCGGCCCAGCAGGTCGCTAGCGCGAAGGGCGATGTCGGGAAGGCTCTCGAAAAAGCCAAAACCGTTGCCACCGCAAATGACGCGCAACTTGAGGAACGAATTATGAAGATCAAGACTGCCGCGCTGCCGTCTCGGAAGGCCCTGCTTGTCCAGGGCGCCGTGGCGGCGGTCCTCGCGCCGATGATCGCCCAGGACGCCAAGCCCATCGACCTGGGCGGGGTGTTCAAGGGCGTCAACCGGAAGAACTACGCCGCTCAGCGAGACAACATCGTCTCGCGCCTGAAGCTGGCCACCGACAAGCGTCTGGCCAAGGACGCCGACCTGGAGGACGTGGTCGCCGTGATCGACGCCCTGAAGGGCGTCAACGGCGGCGACGCCGGCGAGGACGACGTCACCATCGACGCCGATCTCGTGCCCGGCGCCGCCGACCCGGCCGATCCGGAGAAGACCAATCCGGGCGTCTCCGGCGAGGACGAGGAGGAGGGCGGCCACGAGGCCTTCATGGCCAAGCTGAAGGCCAAGCTGGACGACGCCACCTACGCCAAGGTGGTCTCGGCCATGTCCCCGTCCGCCGCCCCCGCGCAGGGCGCGACCGACGAGGAGAAAGACAAGAACGAGGAGCCCGGCGCCGAGGACGAGGAGGGACCCGAGAAGAAGCCCGAATTCGTCTCCAAGGGCGCGATGGACAAGGCCATCAACGCGGCCTCCGCCAAGGCGGTCAAGGACACCATCACGCGCCTCGCCGCCGTCCGCGAGGCGGAGAACATCTGTCGCCCGCACATCGGCGAGCTGGCCATCGCCATGGACTCCGCGGAGGCCGTCTACAAGCACACGCTGCAGACGGTCTGCCCCGACCGCGACCTCACCGGCATCCACCCCAGCGCCTTCCGGGCCATGGTGGAGATGCTCCCCACGGGCTCCGAGCCCAAGACCCCGCGGCTCGCCCAGGACGCCAAGAAGGCCAAGGCCTTCGAAGAGCGCTACCCCGGCGCCGACCGCATCAAGAGCCTCTAAGGAGAGCCCCCGATGGCTGACTTCCAAACTCAGGTGAACGTCCAGCCGGCCCCGGCCGTGGCGGGCGACTTCGCCTCCGCCAATCCGCGCTGGTCGGTCGACGCCGGCCCCGGCGGCCTCGTGGCCGGCGTCGGCGGCGTGACCGTGGGTCGCTTCGCGTGGTGGGACAATGCGAACCACCGCACCGTGCTGAACAGCGGCGCGGGCGCGCCGACCGGCTTCGTCCACCGCGAACAGCAGGCGCTCATCACCACTTACCTCGCGGCGGCCTCCAATGTCGTGCCCGTGGGCTTCGGGATCACTCTGATGTCCGGCGGCGACTTCTGGGTGCTGAACGACGGTTCGACCGAAGCCCTGGTGGGCCAGAAGGCCTACGCCGACCTCGCCACCGGCAAGGTCTCGTTCGCCGCCACCGGCTCGGCCTCCACCGCCTCGGTGACCGGCTCCATCGCCGCCTCCACCGCCTCGGTGACCGGCTCCATCGCCGACAACGTGCTGACGGTGACCGCGGTCGCCTCCGGCACGCTGGTGGTGGGCGGCACGCTGAGCGGAACCGGCGTGGCCACCGGCACGCAGATCGTGGCCCAGCTCTCCGGCACGCCGGGGGGCATCGGGACCTACTCGGTCAACATCGGCGAGCAGACCGTCACCTCCACCGCGATCTCCGAGACCTATGGCACGCTGACCGTGACCGCCGTGGGCTCGGGCGCGCTGGTGCTGGGCGCCGTGCTCTCGGGCACGGGTGTCACCGCGGGCACGATCATCACCGCCTTCCTGACCGGCGCCGGCGGCACGGGGACCTACGTGGTCTCTCCGACGCAGACGGCCGGTTCGACCACCATCACCGCGACGACCAACGTCGAGACCAAGTGGGTCTGCATGTCCCAGGGTCTGCCCGGCGAACTCGTCAAGATCAGCTCCCACGTGCTGGGCTAAGGAGTGTCCCTGAGATGAACTACCACGACGCACAGACCCAGTGGACGGACGACGCTCCGCTGCTGGCCGCCAAGGGCGTGGTGCTCCCCGACGCCAAGGCGTACAAGCCCGACGAGTTCGGCGCCGACTACGGCTTCGCGATGGACGCCCAGCCGGCCCTGGTCACCCAGTCCAACGCCGGCATCCCGGCGTTCCTCACCACCATGGTCGATCCGGCGGTCATCCGGATTCTGCTGGCCCCGAACAAGGCCGCGACCATCTTCGGCGAGGTCAAGAAGGGCTCCTGGCTGGACGAGACGGCGATGTTCCCCATCGTCGAGCGCACCGGCGAGGTGAGCACCTACGGCGACTTCAACGAGAACGGCCACGCCGGGGTCAACACCAACTGGCCGCAGCGCCAGAGCTACCTGTTCCAGGTGGTGAAGGAGTGGGGCGAGCGCGAGCTTGAGCGCGCCGGCCTCGCCCGCATCAACTGGGCCTCGGAGATCGACGAGGCGGCGGCGATCCAGCTCATGAAGTACTCCAACCTGACGTACTTCTTCGGGGTCGCCGGCCTGCAGAACTACGGCCTGCTGAACGACCCCAACCTGTCGGCGTCGCTGACCCCCGCCACGAAGACCTACGGCGGCGTGAAGTGGATCAACAACGGCGTCGTCGTGGCCACGGCCAACGAGGTCTACAACGACATCCAGTCGATCTTCCTGCAGCTCGTCAACCAGTCGGGAGGCCTGATCGACCAGGAGTCGCAGATGACCCTGGCCATGTCGCCCAGCTCGGCCGTGGCCCTGACCGCGACCAACAGCTTCAACGTCAGCGTCGCCGACCTGCTGAAGAAGAACTTCCCCAACCTGAAGCTGGAGACCGCGGTCCAGTACGGGGCGCTCTCGGCCACCAACACGCAGGGTGTGGCCGCCGGCAACCTCGTGCAGCTCATCGCCTCCAACGTCGAGGGGCAGGACACCGGCTACTGCGCCTTCAACGAGAAGATGCGCGCCCACCCGGTCATCCGCGCGATGTCCTCCTTCAAGCAGAAGGTCACGTCCGGCACCTGGGGCGCGATCATCCGTCAACCGTTCGCCATCGCGTCGATGGTGGGAGTCTGATCCATGGCCGATGCCTCCAACGACACTGCCAAGACGGTCACCGTCGCCTGCAAGATGCCCAACGGCGTCCTGCTGCGGCTGTTCAAGGCCGAGACCGTGCAGGAGCCCGTCCCCGGTGGCGGCTTCCGCGACGTCCAGGTGATGCGGCACACCGGCGATGTGGTGAGGATCAACGGCTACGCGGCCGAGGCCGGCAAGTCGCCGGCCTCGCCGATGACCGACGAGGGCTACGCGCTCACCTACGGCGTCTCCAGGGACTTCTGGGACCAGTGGCTGTCCCAGAACCGCGATCTCGCCATGGTCGAGAACAAGCTGATCTTCGCGCACGCCAGCTCGCAGTCGGCGAAGGCCGAATCGCGCGACCACGCCAAGACCCGCAATGGCCTGGAGCCGATGGCCATCAAGGGCGATCCGCGCAGCCCGAGGAGCCCGCGGGTCGGCGAGATCGAGAAGGCCGAGGCGGCCTGATCCGATGGCGGTAGTCGCCTTCGACTACAACACCTGGATCACCCGGTTCCCGGAGTTCACCACGACTCCGAACATCGCGACGCTCGCGCCGCTGATGTTCGCCGAGGCCAGCCTGTACGTGAGCAACACCGATGCGAGCCCGGTCACCGATCTCGGTGTCCGGGCGCTCATCCTCAATCTGGTCACGGCCCACCTCGTCTTCATCAACTACGGCGCCGGGCCCAACGGCCCGTCGTCCCTGGTCGGCCGCATCTCGTCGGCTACCGAGGGCTCCGTGAGCGTCAACACCGCCTACGCCGAGGCCAAGCCCGGCTCGCGGGCATTCTTTGACCAGACTAAGTACGGTGCTCAGGCATATGCAATGCTGGCGCCCTATCGCAGGTTCAGGTATATTCCTCGGCCTGGATGCGGGGCGAGTTCTTGGCGATAATCTATCGGATTGTCATTGAACGACCCGGAAGGCATGATGCTTTTTATATTGGTCAGACTGTAGACTTAGAGAGCCGAATTAAGCATCACTTATCAGCGCTTCGTGGTTCTAGACATAAGAACACCCATCTACAGCGAGCCTTCAATTTATATGGACCAAACGCTTTCAGATTTGAAGTTATTAAATTCTGTGACGATGTGAAATCGATTATGAGCGCCATGGAACAGGCAGCTCTTGATTTTCACAGGTCTGAGTTTGGTGATGACCGAATCTATAATCTTAGATTGGATTGTGTCGATTCTCGCTTGGGAATGAAGACACCAAAGTCAACGCGAGAGAAACAATCAAGGGCCCATTTAGGACGTCGTCATTCAGAAGTGACGAAGAATAAAATTTCCAGGATCAAGCGGGAATGGAAACCACCCCTTGATCATGTGGAAAGACTTCGAACTCTTAGACTTGGAATGAAGAATTCTCCTGAAGCAATTGCTCGAACCGCCGCTGCTAAAATTGGAAAGAAAAAGTCGGCCGAGGAGTTGGCTAGGAGACATGAAACCCGACGATTAAATGCCGCTTCCAGAGGCTATTATTGAGGTGGCCAAGGTTTCTCTGACTGGCGGCGACAAGCTGACCAAGCGGCTGAAGGAGATCGCCAAGGGTGTTTCGCAGCCGGCGGCGCTGAAGGTCGGCTTCCTGGAGGGCTCGACCTACCCCGACGACAAGGGCACGCCGACCGCGGCGGTCGCCGCGTGGCAGGAGTTCGGGACGCCGACCATTCCCAAGCGTCCGTTCTTCCGCAACATGATCCAGGAGAACAGCTACCGCTGGGGCCCGAACGTCGGAGCGGCGCTGAAGTCCACCGACTACGACGCCGTCACGGCGCTGAGCCTGATGGGCATCGAGCTGCGCGACGAATTGCAGGACTCCATCCGCGAGGGCGACTTCGCCCCGCTCAGCCCGATCACCGTCATGCTCCGCGGCATGAAGTACAACGATCCCAGCCTCGTGGTGACCGGCGCGACCGTGGGCGAGGCCGCCCGCCGCGTCGGCCTGGGACTGACCAACTACGGGGCCCCCACCAAGCCTCTCATCGACACCTCGCACATGATCAATTCGGTCGACTTCAAGGTCGACCAGGGAGCCAACTCATGACGACCCCCATCATCAAGGCCTTCGACGTGATCACCGGTGCGCGCGACGTGAATGCGCCCTACGTCGCCGGTGTCCTGGCCGATACGCCGCAGACCCTCACCCAGGCGAACATCCAGCTCGACACCGGGACCAAGACCGCCACGGCCACGGCCGGCGCGGCGACGCTGAACAAGGCTTCCGGCGTGATCACCTCCGAGGCGCTGACGACCGCGGCCGGCGCCACCTACGCGCTGACGCTGACCAACAGCGACATCGTCCTGGGCGACATGGTCCTGGCCTCCGTGCAGAACGGCACGAGCACCACCGGCACGCCCTGCGTGACCACGGTCGCCGTGAGCG